AGTAGCCTTGTTTGTGCGTTCTCTCGCTCTTTGGCGAAGGCGTCGCGCTCTTTGGTCAGCCGCTCAATATCTTTTTGGAGGGCATTCACTCCGGCGAACTCGCTTGCATTCGTTCTGCGCTCTACCATCTTATCTCCCAAATCTGCTTGCTTAGTCAATGATCCATGTGTAGACAGATCCTGTCGCATTGAAGATGCACTGGACAGGAATCGAGTAGGGTCCGCCGCCAGCATAAGTTGTTCCCGGTGTAGCTGCGGTAGCATCGCTCACAGCATAACGTTCAAGTAGGTAGGTGCTAGAGCATGATGGCAATGGAGTTCCTGCCACGCTGTAGATCGTGCCAGACTGCCAGGAGGTTGTTAGAAGCGCGGAAGAACCTATAGACGCACTAACAGCCCCGCCTCCGGTTAAATCTGACAACGTGACCGTCGGAACAGACGTGTAGCCACTTCCGCCGTTTGTCACCAGTGCGTTCATCATCCGAAATGGTCCATGGCCGGATACAGAACTGCAAATAATTACGCCCGTGGCTCCAGATCCACCGCCCCCACTTATGGTTACTCCTGGACAACTTCCGCTGTATGATCCAATTGCGTCGATCGACAAAGCTGTTACTGACCCGACGCCTGAAGATGGAGCATACAAGAGACCTGGGCCTATCGTTACGGCGGTAGGATTCCCAATATTGTCGGTCCCGATCATTTCTGACGATAAGAGGGAGGCGCCAGAGAACAGATTTTTCAGAGCGGTCAATTTATTGCTGACATCGCCGAGATTGTGTGCAGGATCTAGAGGGACATAGCCGAGAGTGGTTTCAATGTCTGCGTAATTTGCTATGCGCGCATTGGATGGATCAACTATGAATTGGATTCCAGGATAACCACCAAGTGGACTCGCTCCGAGCGCTATGAGCGCTGCTGCCGCGCTCTTTCCACTCACGGCATTTCCGTTTGCTGGATAGTAGGCGAATTGTCCTGTCGTGCCGGCGTTTACAGTGCCTGATCCTCCACCGCCGCCACCCGTAGAATTTATCGTCACTGCCCCAGTCCCGCCAGTGGGAGAGATCGTGACATTTGTTCCTGCGATGATCTGCGATACACCCGCTGTACCGCCGCAGGACACGCTTGCCGCCGTAAACTGACCGCCGGTTCCAATTTGAACGCACTTACCAACGCTGCCTGCGAGTCCTGTCGAGATAAACGTCGCGGCCTGCCAGGTTCCACTCATTGACCCGCTTACACCCGAAATAAATCCAGTCAGATTGAGGTTTCTGTATTGTTGATCGGCCGGGTTCGGAGCGGATTGAGAACAGATGATCGGTTGCTGAGTCTGCAGGTTCCATGTTCCCTGGGTGGAAACGACTTGGTAGCACTGTGGCGTGCCCTGGACTGCGCCATTGGCGGTGTAGGAGAGCTGGTACTGGCTGTTTCCTGTGGTTCCGTTGCATGTGATTAGGTCGTTTGGCCAGACCGTCGTGTTGACGAGCCCTGAGCCATTCGCCATGACCTGATAGCCCTGCTGAACAATGACCGAATAGCCAGCGATCGAGACAGGACTCGCGCAGTTCTGGAGTTGAATTGACACCCCGGCGTACTGCTGGCCGTTTCCGATGATCGATGAGAGATTTCCCTGAACTGGGAGAGGATTGGGAGCTTGGGCAAGCGCCATGGCGGCGCCGAATGTTACGAACAGGCAAACCAGAAGTCTGATGATCCTTTGCATGGGCGGTGGTCCCCTTCGAGGGAAAGAGTACCATCTGCCTTAGACTGGGCGGCTGCGCTTCCTGAGAGTGGCCTTTTTGGAGTGGATGAACTCGACTTTCGTGTCTTCCGGCCGGCGCGGCTTGCTCACAAATGGAACTGGATTCTTCCCGAGTCCGCGGCATTCATCTTCCAAAGTCCAGCAGGCTACACACTCAGGACACGGGATAGGACGTTCAGGCTTCTCCACGGTGCGCGCCGTGTACTTGCCATGGATGGCGCATGTCATCTTCGAGAACCAGTAGCGATGGAGCTGCGAAGGGTCAATCAAATCCCCTCCTTTTCCAGTACTGCCCCAGTACGTCCCGTTTGTAACCGCTCAGCCCGGATGGCCAACTGGTGCTCATCGCAGAACTGCGATCCGCATATGTTAACCGTAGCCTCATGGGGGCAATCTGGCTTAGAGCATCCGCACCATTCTGAATCACATTTAGGGTGAATATCACCTTGTGGGGCCTCGGACCAGTGCGCGTAGACCTGGACGTGCAGCCGATGAGCGAACCACATCACAATGTGCCATCTCCATGAGCGTCCGTAGGTCACGCGACCTCCCGATGATGGCACTCTGGGCAATCGTATAGCATGTGCTTGCAGCGCGCGTTGACTGACCGTTTCAATGCTTCCTCTCTTTCGAGGTACTGTTCGAGGATGGTCACGCTGCTGTCTAGACGCTCCTGCATTGACGGCACAAGCTCTTGCGCAACAGGACCATCGAACGCGGATATGATCTCTTCCGGCGAGTCCTGCACTGGTTTCTTCCGGCGCCGGTCGACTCCCGCGGCATTCCAACGTGTCGATTTGCACTTTCCGCAGCGCTTGGAATTCTCAGGCTTTTCGAAGAGTGGATTCACTGTCCCGTCGGCCGCACGATGTTTTGGCAGCCATGGCTCACCACACACGTCGCAGAACGGAACCGGGATTTTCTTGACTGCCATGAATGCAATATATCACCATCGGTACATACGCACAACGGTGAGATTGCTATCGTGTCGCTTCGAATAGGAACCACGCGCGCCGCTCTGCCTCATCGATCCAGACTTCTATCAGCGCCGTACTGGCGTAGTCGCCCACGCTCTCTGTGACCGCATGGCACGACCGCAGACGGGTGATCAGCGTCCTGTTGTCGGCCAGCAACTCGAGCAGCATGGCTTTGGGCTCGATGCCGGCATCGTCGCAGTCCTTGATCTTCGCCAACCGGGCAATTTGGCCAATTGACCTGATCGTGGTACAGCCGATCTTGCGCACCCGCTCGGCAATGTCGTCAGTTATGTCGTAGATTTGCGTGGCCTGATCGTCCAGCATCAGATGCCAGTCGCGGAAGTGCGGCCCGCTCATGTGCCAGTGGAAATTTTTGGTCTTGATGTAGAGCGCATAGCAGTCGGCTAGGAGGCAATTGAGCGAGTTCGATAGCTTGAAGACTTCAACAGGACTAAAACCGTCTTGCACTTCTGATTCGGCCATGGTGGTCACCTTGGGAACATGATAACGCGCCGGAGTCCTGCCAGAAACAGAAAACCCGGCTGGTATGCCGGGTCTCTGTGCCAGCGCTCTGTGCTGGCCTCTCTGTGGTGTTTTTCGGAAGGGGGAGCAGTGTTTCGAAACTGTCGAGGAATCGAAGTCTGCCCTAGGAGGGAGTTGCGCCACTTCTCCCCCGTCCTGTTGACATTCTATCGCAGTTGTTGTATTTCTGGAAGCGTCGAGGAATGAAAGTTTGCAAATGACCCCGAAAAATTCGGCTTGCTCATTTCAAATGCGGTTTTGCGCCTCGGCTGCGCCTGTGCATGGGGAATCCATCCCGCAGGTGGGCATACGCATACAGGATGAGCTATCTGTCCAATGCCCAACAAACAATCCAGAGAATTTGTGCCCTTCAAAAGCAACTTTGGTGTCGATGATGGCCATGTCGCCGCGCCGCCAGAGCCACGGGGATGGGCAAATCAGCGGGTAAGAGTTCCTCCCGCTGAGAGGCGGGTCTTTCCGGGCAACGGTTCGGCCTACGCCCCGGTCACGTAAAGGGACACTGCAATGAACTCATAGAACCTTGCTGGTTGGCTCTCTTGATTCAGCACCACAGGAAGCAGGGCCGACTACTGGTCCCTACGGGGATGGTCGAAGTGTATCTGAAAGGAAGATGATGATGCCCACTTTTGAGATCGACGATTCTGTAATTCATGTCCGCACAACTGAGCATGGAGAAGTTTTGGCAGTTCGAGGGAAAACTGCCGTCATGCTCCAAGTGAAATGGTCGATAAACGGTAAGGAGGAATGGCTTCCTGCCGATCTTCTCCGCAAAGATGACCGACAGGAGCGCAGCGTTGCGCACGATATTTTTCACCAGCAGAATGGCGATGTGACGAAAGCCTACTACGATGCCATGAACGCGAAAGGGCTACCAGGCCAGCTCGCAGTTGCCCTATTTCGCGCGCAGAAACGCTCGACAGCAGCCAAGAAGTACCGCGGCCGGCGCTTCACGCAGGACGCCTACTCGGTCAAAAACTGGTCAATGAGTGAAGTATGCAGGATTTTGACTACCATGCAGGCATTCGAGAGCGCGCCGCGGTGGGGATGGAAGCGAGATCCGAAGACGCCAGGATACGAGTGGGTTCTCTACGTCGATCTTCCGACTGGGCAGTGCTCATTCCATTCTGCAGACCGTCTGAGCGGGCCGGATTACGCTGGTGACTGGGATGGAGCAGGAATGAGCACGGAGCGCATCTGCCGTTATTGCGATCTGGTGGCGGCGAACTAATGTCTTTCGAGTCCTGTCAGAACAGCTTAGTCTGGAGATCCTCAGCCGGCTTCTCGACGGGCTTAGTCTTTCCATAACACTCTCGGCAGTATTGCGGTCGGCCGCCGGATACCGCCCAGATGGTGTCTTTTCCGCACTTTTTGCAGTAGATTGATGCCTCGACCGTCGTTTTGGTAAAGAAGTGTCGCATCACATTTCCTCAGTCCTGCACCGATGATCGTCCCCCATCGGCATACACCGTTTGTGGCAATCGCAGGTACAGCGCAGTGAGAAGCACGTCCCGTGATGATTATTCCCACATGCGGCCGTCACGAATTCCGAGGGATCGCCATCCAACTCAGGAAGAACAACCCTCCGCCTCGCCCGCACCTTGCGCCCCTGCGCCACACTCGCGCGCCCTCTTGCACGTTTCAACATGTCCGTCATCGTTCCCTCTCAGAGTCCTGTCGAAGCATTTGATTGTTGGCGCTCACGCTTTACTGCATCGCAGAGAGTCTTGACGGCTGCGCTTGCAGGCTTGTAGAAGTCAACATCCTGCGAGCCAATAGCCTCGGCCACGAGCAACTTTATGTGATAGCTTTCGCTGGCATCCAAGACAGGAATAATAAGTCGAGAAACTTCAGTTTCGTTGGAGCGATGGATCTGCGCCATTGCCGCTTGATAGGATTCAAAGATTTGCTTTGAGAATCCGAGCAGTAGGAGAGTCAGATCGTCGTAAGAGACCATCGCTCCCCCATGCTTCCGATACACCCCAGCCATACTTAGGAAGGAACGTACCCTGCTGAGCGCATTTTCCCGAGCTATATTGAACTGCATCATGGCGCCTGAAGCCGTTCTCGGCGCCTCAAACTGGTCCTTTTCGGCCAGCTTCATCAAGAACTCACGAAACACATCGTCCATCGTTCCTCCACGCCCGCAGGCGCACTGCCTAGACCTCGCTCACAGCCTCCGGAGAGGCGAGATGCACTCGGGAGAGGCAGTAGCCAAGCGTAGCGCACGCTCCACCAGCGCGCACTGCGTCTCTGTGAAGTGGTCCCGCCCATCCGGCCACGCCTCGCGCACCTGAGAAAGAATCTCCTCGCGGTCCACGTGCGTCTTCTCGAAAACCTCGTCGATCAGATCAAGTAGCGTCATTCAAGCTCCTTCATCAGACTATTGACTATTCGAGCCGCGGCAATGTCTCCTCGATCTATCGGCCAAGATTCATCACGCATCACAAGATACCAGCACACTCTCTCAAGTTTTAGCCATCCAGCGTCTCGTCGCGCACGCTCAGCCCATTTAGGCCAGATCAATTCCTTCATCCACAAAGGCAGCGTCATCTTGGCTCCAATGCCGCGGTAATAGCTTCTGCCCAACTGTCACACCAGCGCCAGAACATGTATCCACAGGCGCACCATTTGCCGCGGAATTTGTACACCCTACGCTTGTACTCGGGATTTTTCATCTCAGCCTCAATTCTCGCCGGATATGCCGCGCCAAGTCCTGAACTTCAGCCGGCCTAAACACAAACTGACGAACCTTCCGCTTAGGATGCAACTGTCTCTCCACCGTCCTGTGCTCGAACGTCTCCGGATCAACCTCGTCCACGAGCACAGTCCCAGGGTCTACCGTTGCGTCACGCTGCTCGTACGGCGCCATCCACTCTCTCACAACAGCATCTAGACCTGCATACCTGTCAAAGTCTGCCGGCAACCGAGCAAGTCTTACTGCCTGTCTCTTGCACTCCATTGCGTTCATCTCACACCCCGCGGCGCATGGCTCACAAACCGTATCGGCCGCACCCGAACTGAAACAAACATTGGTCTTATGTGCTCGTTTGGCTTACTGCTTATTTCGATCAAGGCTCCTGGAATTGCGTTCAACGCTTCAACGTCAATCACATCGGCGTCATAGAGACAGCGCTGAACTGTTTTTTGTCGAGCCCACTTTACAATGTCCATAAGTCTCCTATCCACACCAATAGTGTACTAGTCTTTTTGCTCAGTTTTGGTGATTATTTTTTGCCATTTTTCTGCACAGAGTGTGGATTTGCATATACGTGTAGTATCCGCGGAAAGTCGGCGTCGAGGGAGATTCGAGATTTGGGAGGGCAGTTTTGGGATTGGGCTGGGGGGAGGGGGATGGAGCGGGGGATAGAGATGATCGTGATGGGATGGTCGATAGGACAATGCGGATGGTCAGAGTGGGATGGTCACCATGGTTGAGGGCTTCAGATTCGAGCGCCACGAGTGTGTTTGACCTTAAAGGTGTGCTGTCTGAGGCCACATTGATAGGTCTCGCCGCTCTCAGGGTCGTATTCAGTGTAGTCGCACATCGGTAGGAGGGGCTCGTCGTCCTCGACAGGAGTAAGGATGGGCGCTGAGGGCTGTTCGTGCATCCTTGAGGCCGTGGTGAGCCCAAGGCGTGCCATAAGGTCAGCTGGGGAAGCTGGCGCGGCTGTGATGGGTTGAGGAGCGCAAGGCGCCAGAGTTGCCTCTGTCTGGCCAATGATGGTCTGGCTGTCGTTCCACCGACGAGAGCGGCATTTGCGGCTGGGGCATTGAGTGGGTATCGCATCATCTTGCTCTGGAAGCCAGCGGTGCCCACACTCATCGCACTGGAAGACTCGAATGTTGTACTTGATTGCCATGAGTACATTGTACTCAAAAGGGTGAGGCAGATGTACTCAGCGTCATTTGCTCATTCTGCCGTTGTTTAACACTTTGGGCCCCAAAACACCCCCAAATGCCGTCACCAGAGCCCCTCAGACGCGTTCCTGAGACCTCCAACAGGGGATTGTATGGCCGTTTTCACCTTGAGGCATTCTGTTCGCTCTCGCATCTATATACAAGATCAATCGCTTACATCCTCATCCATAGAACTCACGACGATCTTTGAACCCCTCATACGCCCTGGATTGCTGCTTTTACGCCCATTCTCACGCCTCCAACGCTCCCAACGCTCCGCACGCCGATCACCCCAGTTTGGAAGCACAGAACGCAGAATATCGGGCAAACTGTGCACAGAATGGCTCGAAACGCACAAGCCATCATATTGATTGCATGGGATTGGTGTATTTGATGCAGGAATGATGCCTGCAATGGTGAGCACGGACTCAAGCTTGGCAAAGTTGCGGCGCATGGCGACCTCACGGTGGAGCAAAGTGTAGGCCTTGAAGCCCGTGAACGAGTAGCATTTGATTGGATCGTGGCCTTGAGGCTTGAGTGAGTGGGCAGGATTAAGAAACTCACGACCGACGCGGGCGGCACGCCCCCGCTCCCCTTCCGTCCCCCACCAACAGCCTAGACATACAAGGGCGATATGAAGGGTCCTGCGGGACACCCCAAGCGCAGCACAAACCTCGTCGCAGTCGATGATAACCGGACCATTCTCGGGGCCTGAAATGCCGTCTGGCGAGTCCTGTGGGGCCGGATGATGCCACTCAAGGTAAGTCAGCACCAGCGCGAGGGTGGGGCCGTGAAGCACTTTGGCGAGTCCTGCATAGTAGGGAATGGGGTCATTTGCGTCCATGCGTCCATCATATATGGAGTGATTTTCAGCCAAATAAGATCGTCGTGCGATCTTTGATAGCGTTGATTATCAAGCACTTGCAGAAAGTTGAATTAAAGCTAAAATAAAGCTTGACAAGTATTCGGCATAAGCGCACTATTGGGACAGTTAAGCAATACAGCGGCAATCAACCGCATAAGGAGCAGCAAAAATGAATCTCGTACGAATCAACAAATTGCCCGCAGGCGCTGTGAAGGAAGGCCCCACTATGCGCCACGAAGTTTCGCGCGCTACCTCTCAATCTTATCGCATCGGCGACCAACTCTATGAGCGCATCATCCGGGACAGCGGAGAAATCACTGTCTACAAACTCGTGGATTAACCTCCGCCGCGCGGTACTTGCCGTAAGCGGTAGCGTCCGGTCGATCACCGGCAAGCCAGGCGAAAGATGGCACCCATTCGCAGGACTCACGAGGGTCCTGCCAACCTCTTTACCGGGAGGCAACACCATGGCATCACGACGCACAATCTTTGCTCGTCCTGGAAGCGCACTTCGCGCCGCTACAAGCAACAATCCCCGCAATCTCCCGTGCCCCACGTGCGGCAAGCCCAACAAGCTCACGCCGGCCGATGTGCGCCGCGGCTACCAATGCGACGAGTGCGCCGGCCGTGAAGAAGGGTTCGGTTGCTGCTGAATCACTCCCACAGGACTCTGACCATTTGAGTCCTGCCAACCTCAACCGGCACCATCAACCTCTTTTACAGGAGAGACGACAATGCCAAGATATGGAAACAATGCACGCGGGGTTCGTAAGATGATCGCCGACGATAAAGCTGAAGCCCACGTACAGCGCACCCAGCCCAAAGTATGCGGTTGCGGCTATCCTCCTCATGTGGGACGCTGCCAGCCCAAGCTAATGCCATCCCCACCCCAGCAGGCCGTGATTATGCTCCAGCACATCATCAATCTGTTTCCCGATGAGCCAGACGTGATCTTTGTCGCAGCCGTGGCCATTGCCGACATTGCAACCGAGGCCGCCAACAACGGGACCATCGTAGACCCGCTCATGGGATCAGACTTTGTTCCTCCGAGTCCTGCACCATGGAAATTCCACCTCGAATTGCAGCATCCCCAAAGCGATGAGCACTTGGCCGCTTGCCCATCGTGCATGATGGCGCATGACAAAGCGCTCCCCGATGTACCGAGTCCTGCCGCCACAGCGACCGAGAGCAGCACAGGACCCATCCAGGTGTTCAGCGACCGCGAGCTGGCGACGGTGCTCTATGCGCTCAGGGAGATTCAAATGGGGCTGCACGATACTGACGATGTACGCGAAGAAATGGCAGTCAGTGAGCACTTTGACCATTGCACACCGCTTGACGAAAGCGAGATAGACGTACTCTGTGAACGGCTGAACCTCGCATGAACCGGGCAGGCTTGCCCTGCCTAGGATGTCGAAGCCTGGGGCACCATGAAACCTTGGGCGGTGGTACCACAGTAGCTCTGCTTCATGGGAAACAGACTACGTGAAATACCCGGCATCCTAGGGAGCGCAAGATACTCCAGAATTGAGGAACCAAATGACCATTCTTGTCCTGTTGTTCTCGCTGTTGCTGCATGTTCACCCAGTCGGACCCGAGCCCAGTCGCATCGGCGTCCATGTCTGCCATCCCTCAACTGTTACCACCCAATCCGTTCGCAGGACTCTCTAGGTCCTGTCGAGGAGCGCAACCATGCAGGTAATCCTCCATTGCACAGTTATCGACGTGAGCGGAGTGGCTGAAGCTAGCGCGCAAGACCAGGCAGAGGCCACGCGCGCAGAGGCTCGTGAGATAGTGGCCGAGATGAACGAGATCGCTGCCGAGTGCCTAGCTACTGGCTATAGCGGGGATGGACGCTGGCATAAACCTCAACAGGAATCATCATGGAAGCGCATGGCAGCTCTCTACGCCGTATACCTCCTGCTCATCTGCGGCACCGCCTGGGACATCACGCATTGGTAGCCAAGTATCGAGGTTTTGTGCGCGGTGCTGGTATTTGCGCTGCTGGTCTGCCTTATCGTGCATCGGAATACGGGAGGCCGCGCATGAGGACACCAGCAGAGAACCAGCAGTTCGTGCGGGATCACTGGGTGCGGGTGTGGATTCATTCTTGGCTTGTTCGTTTGGCAGATCACCGACACAATTCATGGCAAGCGTTGGCTTCGGCAGGAACGCCGCAGGGCTGAGCGCAGAAAAGAGGGACAATGAGCAAGATTTTCGTTCCGTTGACCCCAGAGGCAGAGGCACTCGTGGAATATCACGAAAAGCGTTACGCCGCCCTGCAAGCTTCACACGAGGAGCTGATTGACGCTCTGCATCGGGCGGTAACCGAGATGAAGTTTTGGGCGAAAGGGCACGCCGATGCGGAGATCTTCATCGCGGAAAAGGCCCTAGCCAACGCGGCGAAGCTGGATCCAACCAAGTAACGTCAACGTTGGTGCTATGACACCTGAAAGGAGTAAGGCAGTGAACGCGAATTATGTGATTGGTAGCGAATTCCCAGAACGGAGATTACAGCAAAGCGCAGAAGAACACCCTCTCCTACACAGCAGGATTACTGAACTACAGGTTCACACTCTCCTAAGCGTGAATTTCAATGATCACGAGGTGTGGACAACGAACGAAATATACGCCCATCTCAGCAAGGTAGCAAAGGGTTTGAATGCGACGGCGGTGATGATCTACTCGAACACGCTTTCCGATGAAGGATGCTTCCACCATTATGTTGGAAATCCCACCATCAAAGTCTAGGCACCGTCTCGATACCCACTAACCCGTACCGGCGGCTCCGGCTGTGAGAGGTGAGAGATTGAAGATCAAGGTAGGGTTGAGCATAGGTTTTGTTGCTGACCGCAAAGATGAGATTGAAGTCGAAGACGGCCTCACCGACGAGGAGATTGAAATCGAAGTAAGAGATTGGGCCAACAATTACATCGAAACATGGTGGGAAAAGGTGCCTAAATGACTGCTCTCTTAGTCCTGTCCGCGCCAACCCTGCTGGCCGTGCCTGTGCCGGGGAAAGAAAGGTGTGCTGTGATTGAGAAACTGGAACGGTACGGGCGAACGATCATCAATGATCCAGATGGGCCGCAAGGTTTATTTGTTCTCGCCGACAAGGCCCACGCCCGCGAGGATGCGCTGCTAGAGGCAGCAAAGCGTTCTCTATTCTCCACCGATTGCGGCGGGGATTGTGTAAGTGAAGGATGTTCCCACAGAAAATTGCGGTTAGTAATTCAAGAGATTGAGGCCACCCAATGACACTCCGCAATGGCTCCTGGACCAACCGCCCCGACCCGATGTACGACCACTCCCACGAGATGCCGAGCAAAGACTACCCGCTCTCAACCGTCTTGACTGAGCATCGCTGGTGGCAAGATGTGCCCTGGGGCCAAGTCGTCGCCGCAATCGTAATCGCTCTCATCATCTTCGGCGCGTGCCACTGCGCTGGATGCTTTGACAAGTGAGGAAAACCATGATCGAGATACCACCCCAATACGAAGCTCTGAGTCCTGCCAAGGTCGCCAAGCTGCTCAAGGTTTCAATCTCTGCCATCACGCAGGCCCGTAGGCGCACCGCAGGACTCTGCAGGTACTGTGACAGCCCAGCACTCGATGGCCTGACGGTCTGTGCAGCCCACAGGACACAACGCAACAGCACGACCAGGCAGCGCATGGGATCGAATCCCTGGAAAGCCGGGGGCCGCGGTCGTCCACCCAAGAAAGCAGGTGAGTAATGGCACAGCGTGATTTGCTGGCATTGTCGAAGATCGACGAGTTTGCAACCTGGGCGAAGACTCAAGGCTTCGAGCGCGAACCGATCCGTGGTCCTTATGAGGTCCTGCGGCTGAGGTTCGAGGACTCTCCACCGCTCCTCTATTTCACCCGGTCCACGAGTTTGAGTGGCGGTAAACCAGTCCACGCCACAGCCCAACATGACGGCGCGCAGCTCGTCCGCAGATGGATCAGAAGCAGGACAAAATAATTATGGCTTTTATGTCCCAATGGTGCTAATGTAAGATTCACAACCGGCCAGAGGAGGCCACGAATGACCGAACAGAACGCTCTCGAAGTCCAACAGCAGACCCAGATTCAGCCGTACCAGGAGCAGAACATCTCCATGGTCCAGCAGTACGCGACGGCGCGCATCCAATCCGCCTACACGATGGCTCTCCGCAACCCGCGTGACAACCGCATCGAGATGATCCGTCAGAATGTCCTGCGCGAGTGCCAGAGGCCGTCTTTCTGCGCACCCGACGAGGCCAAGTATGGCTCCAGCCTCGCCATCTATGCCGTGCCGCGTGGCAAGGTCCAGGTCAATGGCAAATGGGTCGACAACCTGATCCAAGGCCCGACCATTCGCTTTGCCGAGATGCTGCTCCGCGAGTGGGGCTTCCTGTCCATCGAAGTCAACCCGATGGGCGAGACGGACGACTATAAGCTGCTTCAAGTGGTCTGCACTGATTACCAGTCGTGCAACTTCACCAGCGAGATCGTGAACGTCCCCAAGAGCATCGAGCGCAAGAAGCTGCGCGACGGCGACGAACTGATCAGCCAGCGCACAAACAGCTACGGCGATCCGGTCTATCTGGTGTGGGCAACCGACGATGAGATCGCCATGAAGACCAATGCGCTGGTCAGCAAGGCGCGTAGGAACCTGATTCTGCAAGCTGTCCCCGGCTGGCTTATCGAGGAGGCAATAGTCAAAGTACGCGAGACAGCGCGGCAGAAGGATGCAGCCGATCCGGACGCTGCCAAGCGCAAGCTATTCGATGCCTTCGCCACCGTGGGCGTATCAGCGCAACAGTTGAGCGAGTTCGTAGGACACGGCAATGCTTTGAGTCCTGCCGAACTGGAGGACCTGCGCGGCTACTTCAGCGGGATCAAGGAAGGCTACACAACCTGGGCGGCCATCATCGCGGCCAAGGAAGAGCACAAGGACGACGACGGCACCGCCGCGGCGATCGCAGCAGCTTTCGAGTTCTTGGAACTGCCTCTCGCTCAAACCCGCAAGATCAAAGGCAAGTATCTGAAGGTGGGCGGAGACAAGGAACTGCTGACGTGGCTCCAGGGCGAAGTGGCGAAGAAGCAGAACACCGGCGCCAAGCAGGAAGAGAAGAAGCCAGCGGCCGCCAAGCAGCAGGATGATCTCAAGCACGCAGGAGACGTGGCAGAAAAGGAACTGAACCGCATGGCCGATGAAGTTGTCGCGGATCTCAAGCAAGACGCCGAACCTGAACCGCCAGCGAAACAGGACTCGAAGCCTGATCCTGCACCAGCCAAGCAAACCAGCCGGCCAGCACCCATTCCGGTATCTGACGACGACGATTTTTAACCAGCTTTCCGTGCGGTAACACGGAGAGGATGCGCGGCGGGGACCAACGCGATGAGCAGAACAGCCCCACAGACGATGCGCCCGTACTGAAGACCCTCAGAAGGCTACGAAACGGGCAGCCGCGCACACTTCAACAAGGCAGGTAGGTGTCCTGCCGAAGCCGATCTAGCGTACAGCGTTGTAGTTTGACTGATGTGGCGCAAGTTGGACCGGCTTCGGCAGCACATTCACCAGGAGACAGGACCATGGACCGAACAGGACCTCAATATTGCCCTTTGTGTGGGGCTCACGAGTTTGAACAGGAAGAGGGAACCTCAACCGATGCTGAGATCCTGAAGCGCCACGATGAGATCATCGCCCTCTACAACAAACTCATCAACCTTGAACTCAATCCGCCGAAGCCAGAATAGGACAGCACCATGCCGAGATGTACCGCATGTGATGGAACGGGCTGGCTGCGCACTCAGCGCGATGTGAGCAAGATCTACGGCAGGACTCAGTTCAACAGCTACTCCCGTCCATGCCCATGCTGCGGGGCAACCGGGAAGGTCGAGTTACCGCCATTCGACCGTAAACAGGCAGCAGCAGGAGAAACGCAATGAAGAGTTTCCACATCAGCGATGTTTTGAGCGTCACCACAGGGAGGCTAGTGTCCTGCCGCCACATGGAAGGGATCTACGACATCCTCAACTTCCTCACTGGCGACAATCTGTTCACTCACCAGTTACCGCGCGCTGGCCGCGAATGTGAGCCGTGGTTGCGCACTCAATTCCCTCAGTTGTTCCCGGATCAGCCGTTGATAGCTCTCGCCCTGACTCGTCTCGATGAGTTAATGGAAGATGGCGACACGCGAGAGGACCGAGCCGCAAAGATAACCAAGTGGGTAGAAGAACTGCGCACCGTTCTAGAGTTGCCAGAGCAGATCCCCGTTTACGAGATGGACGAAGAGATGCACACCCACATTGACCCCGTAGAAGAACTTGGCGCTATGATAGGCGACCAGAAAGTCATCAAGGTGCAGTTATGACACGTCCAGTTCCACCCCTCACGCAGACATTGAGTAACGAGATGAGTTGCGAATACGGATACTCCCTCGTGGAGATCCAAGGCCTGAAGACGCCGAGCACACCCGCCAGTTGGCGCGGCACAGACATTCATGAAGCTCTGGCGCCCTACGCCATGCACTGCGCACAGAAGCACGTCCCCGCAGACTTCATGTTCCTCGACTCGCTCACCAGCAGCCTGGGAGAAGAGGCCGCAAGCATTCTTGAGTCCTGCCGCGACAATCTTACAATCGATTGGCAGAACCTGTTTGCCTGCGAGATTCTGTGCGGACTTGACCGCGACTTTCAGCCCACCTATGCAATCGACCATGATGGCAAGCCCCAGCCCATCAATCATGTGTGGGGATTGGACGCCAACGGAACCGAACCATCTTACTGCGGGACACTGGACGTGATCTACCTCATGCCCGGCGGCAAGGTTGCGCGCATCGTGGACTGGAAGAGTCACCCGCGGCCATTCGATGCCGACACCATCCAGGGCAAGATGTACAGCCTATTTCTGTTCATGCACCTGCCCGAGTTGACCGAAGTTGAGTTTGGGCTCCGGTTCGTGCGCTATCAAAATGTGACCAAGACACACAAATACTTCCGCTCTGACGTGCCGCAGATGATGGAGGACGTTCGCAGGACACGCAATCGGCAGTTGGACATTCACCGCAAGGTGGAAGAGGGCGGCGAACTGCGGTGCCATGGTGGCTCTCATTGCGTTTACTGCCCGTGCGCCATCGACCCCATCGGCATCCCCTGCCCCAACGGTGCGCTGAATCCGATGCTCAAGAGTCCTGCGGAGATGCTGAACTGGATGCTGTCGACCGAGGTTCAGTTGCGCCAAGTGAAGGACGCGCTCAAGCAGTTCGTCGACGGGACTCAGGAACCAGTCGTGAGTATCGACGCGAACGGAAAGGCATATACCTACGGTCCGAAGCCACGCGAGAAGGTCACCTATCCGCTGTTCGAGGGCAGTCTCGAAGAGGGCTTCAACATGCCCATCCTCGATGCACTGTTGGACTGGGTGAGGGCCAACCCGAAAGACTTGGTTCCGCGTAAGGGCAGCCAGCCGTGGTTCAACAATCTCGCCATCGGCGCGACGAAGCTGAACAGCTATCTCAAGGCCAACAAGCGCGAGATACTGCACAACAGCATTCGCGGACTGGCAAAGATTGAGACGGTCGTCCAGTTGGGAATTACGCGAGACGCCAGTGTGGACGATGGCCAGGGCTCCGAGTATCACACCTGGGATGCGTCCGGGGATGAGTTGATTGATTTCTAACAGTTTGCGCGGCTTTACCGGGGTAAGCAGGACTGCCCGCTAGATTGAACGTCCTTTGCTCGGCTGAAACCTGAGCGTCGCAATCTAGCCCGCGCAATTCAATTCTAAGGAGAATGCTATGAAGATTCTCGGAATGTATTTCATGAAAGGTCCGACGGCTTACGAGTTCCAGGCTGGCAGACTAGGGATACGAATCTGCCATCTCTGGGGCGGCTATTGGAATACCATCGCGCACAATCTCCGTTATCGAGTCACCTTCTATTGGTGGCCGAAAGAGTTCTAACAGTTCGTGGGGCTACGGCCTGTAGAAGAACAGGACCCTCTGGGGGAGACGACCCTGGATATGAAATGTGAGGATCGTTCCGAACGTGCTCCCGTAGCGGCTTGACCGGCTAGAGCGTTCGCCTCACAGCCCCACGATTCACCCGCCTCCCGCCAGAGGCAAACAGAAAGGGAATCATGCAAATCGCCGCAATAGCGCTCAAGAACTTTGGAATCTGCGAGGAAACCGAACTCGCATTTGACCAGCCGCTCAACATCCTCATCGGTGAGCACGCAAACGGAAAGACAACCGTCGCCAACGCCATTCGCCTTAGCTTCACACAGCGTGCCGGCAAGACCACCGACCGCAAAGGTGGAGGCGCCATGGACAACGTGAGACTCGGTGCCAAGAAAGCCGAGATCACCACTATCGTGGAGACAGCCAAAGGACCACTCCAGATCTTCACGACGTATGGGCCGGGAGCATCACGCAGGAATCAAAACATCACTGCAGGTGAAGGAAAGGGAGACGGCGCGGGTCCTGTCGCAGCCTTTGAGCACTTCCTCGACCGGCAATCTGAGGCGCTGTCGTGCGTCCTTGATTCCGCTTACTTCTTCGACGCCAAGACGCCACAGAAAGACATTCTGGCCGCGCTGATCCTGCCTGCATCGCACGAGTTCGACGCCGAGAAGATTGCGCTCGTCGAGAAGCACCTGGGCAAGTTTGTATGGACGAAGAGCCCTGTTGCCGTCATCGACCAGGTGTACAGCGCGGCCTACAGCGCCCGGAAGGATGCCAAGGCCGCTCTGGGGGCCATCTACATACCGACGCAGCCACAGCGGCCCGAATACGACGCCGAGCACGTACAGGAGCAGATAGCGTCCTGCCGCGCTACCGTCCAGAAGGAAGCCAAGAAGATCAAGGCGGGAGGTACGGTCCAGATCGGCCGCATCGAGCAGAGTCTGGAGCAGGAGAAAGAGAAACTGGCAACGGCGCGCACCGACTATGCCGAGGCCAGGAAGCGTACCGGCGAGATCGACCAGGCTATCCTCGACGCGCCGAACCTCAAGAAAGCCGAGCGTGCAGCCGCCGGCAGGACTCTCTGGAACCAACTCCAGGAGCAGATTCACGAGTTTGTACGCGAGATCACCGCGCAGCAAGAGGCACAGGAGATTTACCGCGACCTGGGCTCCAACCCGCATTGCCCAACTTGCACACAGAAGATCACCAAAGAGTTCATCGCTGGCAAGGTGGAGGAGCACAAGAAGCTGGAGGACGAAGCGCGCACGGCCAAGCTGAGCGTGGAAGCCGAGCAGCAGGGCCTGGGCGACCTCGCCGAAGCAGAGGCCGTGATTGCCACCCACAAGGCGCTGACCGAGAAGAAGCTCCAGAACGTCAAAGACGTGGCCGATGCAACAGGACGCATCGAAGGGTTGGAGCGGTCGCTCCAGCAGCTTGAAACAGCACTTCTAAATGCCAAAGCGCAGGAGACGGCACCAACCGACACCAGCGCCCTAGACGCAGCCCAGAATGAACTAAGCACTTGGGAAGCTCGTTTGAGTCCTGCGCTGAACTACGATGCAACCCTGGTTCAGATTGAACAGGCTACGGCGCGCCAGAAAACACAGAAAGAAACGGTAGCGGATCTCGAAACGCTGGTAGCCTACTTCGGCGACAAGGGCATCAAGGCTGACCTGATCGCTGAAGGTTCGGCGCACTTCATGGCGACCGTCAACGGCGTGCTGGCTGCCTGGGGCTACGAGGCCAAGCTATCAGATGAGGCTGACAGCTTTAGCGTCCTGACGCCGAGTGGATGGCTGCCGACAAAGCAGCTCTCAGGCTTCGAGGAGTTCATGTTCCGGGTGGCGCTCCAGTGCGCGATTGCCGTTCACTCCAAGCTCAAGATAGTGGTGATTGACGAGGCGCAGGACATTATCGACGCGCACAGGACCCGGCTGTTCAAGGCCGTCCAGGGGATGCTGAGGGATGGTCTGCTCGACGAGGCCTTCATCATCATGGCGGATAACCGCGATACGGTTCCTGTCAAAGAGGGGATCGCGTACTACCGCATGACCAATGGCACTGCTACGAGGCTCTGAATGGCTAAAAGCAAACTCAACCTGCATGAGTCCCACATCGCCGAAGCGACTCAGCAGTACATCGCCTCTCTTACGGCCCTGGGCGTGAAGTCGTTCATCGTCGGTTACGCTCTGACGGAGGACCCCGAGGGAGATGGTCTAGTCGTGATGCAGGGAACCTCCACAATGCTCATGAACCTGATCTGCGGCATGATCCACCGGCTGGTCCCGGATGACTTCCACAACCTGCTGGCGGTGTTGCTTTCAGGAGATTACTTCTCTACCCACCGCGGCGAGAAGAAAGAGCAGCCAACAAAGAAAGCGATGGTGAACTGAATTGACCGCCATCAAACCCAGCATCAAAGCAGGGGCGCTCTTCCAACAAGACGCGCACACCACTTTCATGACGATCACTGGCAGCCGTTACCGGAACATGGTCCTGCGCTGCCAGAAGAAGAAGCTCCCACGGCCGTCATTCACGCTGGAAGAGTTCCGCCGCGACCTGCTCGACAACGTGATGGGCGGCAAAGAGGATGCTCCGATCCAGTGCAGATATTGTGGACGCTGGTTCACGCTGGCCGAGGTTGACGTTGACCACGGAACCGCCCTCAGCGAGGGAGGATCGACTGGGCTCGACAACATCGATTATCCATGCGCGCAGGACAATGATCGCAAGGGATCTCTCTCGGTCGCCCAGTACAAGGACCTCCTAGCCTATCTCGAAACGATTCATCCACGCGCTCGGCAGGACATACTGTCCAGGCTGGAGAAGGCCAACAAACTTGCAGCATCGGCAAACAGAGCGCGCGGGCTAATGGCCGAACTGGACCGGCTCAAGAAAGGCGGGAAAGCCAAGCAGCCGCAGGACACCGAATACTTTACCGAGATCCCTGATTCCGATCTTGGCCAGTTCTAACCCTCAACCCTCCTGAAAGGAGACAGACATTGGCAAAACCCAAAGTGACAAAGCTCATGAACTTCTTCGAGAGCCACCGGCGCCGGGCATCCCTGACCGCCTGGAGCCACTTGAAGACCAAGGCCGGCGAGTCCCGCATCAAGCTCGATCTCCGGATTCCCCTCCTCAATGAACCAGTCGTAGGCATGAACGATGCAATCGGCGAGGCTTTCACGGTGATGGCCAAGGACGAATCCAAGATCGACAGGACCAGTCTCAACGTCGAATTGGATGGCATGACTCTTGAAGCTTTCTCTACCGGCGACGTGAAGCATGTCTCCGTATCCAGCACTGGCGTCAAGATGATTAAGCTGGCGCTCGTGGCGGCCGGCGAGGGCGAGAAGCGCACCGTAGACCTCTTGCTTACCGCCTACGCCCCGGCAAGCATCCAGCTCCGTGACTGGGCCTGGGATCACATGCACGCCGAATTTCACATCGAGGCCGTCTACAGCCAAAGCGAATTGGAGTTCAGCGACGAGCCAGACGAGGGTGATTCCGACGAAGAAGATAGCGAGGATGAGGATCTCGATCCCGACAACGAGGAGGACGTTCTCACCTATCCATCCCGGCCAGCCAATAAATCAGGACCCAAAGAACTGGTCGAGTTCCACACCAAGCAGGTTCAGTAGGGTCCTGCGGGGTACTCTCAAGGCTGTACTTGGGACTGCGCGCGTGGTCCCGCACTCCAACCAGCAACCCATTTCCTCTGGAGGAAATCAATGTCCGAAGAAAAAGTTCCCGTTATCGGTGGCGCTGTTCTGGTCACCTTCTACAGCGATACCCTGAAGCTCTCCACGCTCGTCGCTCACGTCCTGGCTATCACCGGCTCGGCCGCAGGACTCGCAACTGCAGACGGCCAGCCAGCGCTCACCGTAGCCTATCCCGATCCCAACGCTGACCCGGCCATCCTCTCCAGCCCAAACTGGCAGAAGGCCTACATCCGCAAGACCGGCGTGGTCCACTTCAGTCACCAGTCAGCCGTAGATGGGCAGGAGTCAATCGTCTGGGGCTATCCCGTAGGCGTAAACGATCTTCCCACGCTCATCAAACCGGAAGGAGCCGCAACCAACCCGATCTTCGAGCGTCCTGTCGATGCCGAGGTTCCCGAGGTTCCGCTGGGGCAGGCTGGTGCGGTGACACTCAGAAGCGAGTCGGAGCCGATCATGCCAGCCGATCCAACCAGTGCGGAATCCGTTGCCGCGGCGCAGAAGGCTGACGAAGAAAGGCAGGCTGCTGCTACCACGGAAACTGCTGAAACCACAGCAAGCGCGACTGGGGGCGAGACGGCTACAGGAGCCACGGAAACCACAGGTGAGGCCACTGGGGGCGCAATCTCCTAGCCGTGGTACTCTCGCTCGTGCGTGGAGGCAGGACTCTTATTGGCGGTAGGGGTCCTGCCAGCGGCACCACGCCGAGCGGTCGATGCGTCCAGGTGCTCCTTTCCATCTGGACGCTCCCGCCAAACCTTTTCAGTCACCGCCATGGCTGAAAATAACCCGAAAAATAATCCTTGACAACACTTCACCAGATTCTCTCTGACCGCCATTGGAGACAACATGATCACGGAAGATGAACAAATTGAAGCGATTCGACTTGCTTACCCAAGACGAGTTGCGCCCGACGCTGCAAGAAAGATGATCGCCCGAGCTGCATCCCGGCTTGTGAAGAAGAAGCGATTCCCAGATGAATATGCCAGCCGTCGGTTCCTCTACAAGAAAGCGGCCGAGTTTGCTCTGAGTCCTGCCGGGCAGCCAGTTCCCAAAGGAGATCCAGATTACCGGCCCTATCCAGCGACATGGTTCAACGCAGGACACTACGACAACGATCCTGCCGAATGGCAGAAGCCCAACGGGGGAAGCAATGGTAGACAGAACAGCACTGCAACGAAGGCAGAACGCACAGTTGATGCAGTCAGAGCCGCTGTCTCCCAAGCAGCAGATCATAGTCGCCCTCGGGACACTGGCATTGATGAGGGGCGGCGAGTACAGCCAAGCGACGCTGACAGCCTTTTCGGAAGGACTATTGAAGGAACCGTTTGAGGATGTGATTGCAACCATCCAAAAGATCGCAGAGAGCCCGCGGCGTGACCGGGAAACCGCGTGTCCTGACTTCGGTACGCTTCTGGTGGCCGTCCGGTCCATCCGGCATCCGCAACGGCATCTGCGCGAGATTGTGTGCCGTCTGGCGCGCATCTACGGTGTGATTGTAGACGAGGAGATGTTGACCGAATACGAGGCCGAAGCAGGACACAGAACAGACGATGACTTGGACAAAGCTCTTGGAGTCCTACGGGGCGATGAGAATCTGAAGCGGATGCCGACGCCGGCACAGTTTCGGGCAGCCTGCGGGATTCCTAAGGTCTACCGGGATGGGACGAGGCCAGAGTGAGCAAGCCTATTTGCTATGACGGGTACTGCGTACTTGGGGGCTGGAGCGAAGGATTTCTCTCTGAAGGATACCGATGCGTAGGCTTCGACATTGAGGCACACGATTATGGGACCGGGGGCTATCCCGGCGAACTGATACTACGCGACATGCGCCAGGTTCATGGAAGCGAGTTGAAGGACGCGGCGTGCCTTGTGTTTTCTCCTCCCTGCCAGGAGTACAGCTACATGGCGATGCCGTGGAGTCGCTCAAAGCAGATAGCTAGGGCGTTGCAGGGGAAAGATGAGTTCCCGGAAGGATACAGCGGATCGCGCTCCGTCGAGCAACTGAACGAGTTATTCAACACATGCTTCCGCATTCAGCGCGAGGCGTGCGAAGCCGCAGGACACTACATCCCGATGGTGATCGAGAACGTGCGCGGGGCACAGAAGTGGGTCGGCCGGGCGAAAGCGCACTACGGATCGTTCTTCCTGTGGGGAGATGTGGGCATGGTCGGGAACCGGGTGGTAGCGATCGTTAACGGTAAGATACTGGGGCGCGGAGTGGCACCAATACGAGCTCAGAAGTTCAACCCAGACGGGACTCAGCACGGGGCCGGATCATGGTTTGCAATTGCCAATAGCCAAAACAGAGGCGCAAATGCTGAGAAGGTGCCCAGTTTCCGCTTCGATGGCAGCGGCGGTTCGTTTCAGAGTGCGGCAGTGGAAACAGTCGGTCGCAGTCTGAGCAAGGGCGCTTTGAAGTGGGGACCGCACAACATGGGTCCGGGCGAAGAGATGATGGCCGAGATTGCAGCTAACCAGCGGGAGAGCGATGCGGTGAAAGGGGACGGCTCAGGATGGACGGAGAAAGGTTCGCTCAAGTCGCACAATCGGCTGGTGGCGAATACTGGCGTGAAACAGCACGGGAGTGGAGCGGCATGGTGGGATGACGCACTCAATGAACGCAGAAAGGAAGCCACTGCCGTCAAGAATGGCGGTGATTGGTTCGGTTCAGGAGATAACGCATATGAGCAACGCAAGCACGGCAGTAAGTCTAGCTCTCGCAAGGCCGCATCCGCGCTGATCGCCAAGATTCCATTCGCACTCAGCCAATACATTGCTCAATCGTTCAAGCCGGAGGAAGCGTGAAAGCGGACCTCCAGATAGACAGCCTACCGGCGAATTCAAAGCATAATGTGATAAGGTTGTGGAGTGTCGGGACGCCAATCCCGGCAAAGCCTTATCGCTTATAGGAGCGAGAATGACACCCCACGAATCTAGTATACCTGTCGGCCTGTGCCAGTGTGGATGCGGTCAGAAAACACCTATAGCCCAGCGAACGCGCACTGGGGACGATGTATTCAAAGGATTCCCTTTGAGATTCATCCTCAACCATCATGCAAAGCTGCAAAAGAGAACAGTTCTGACTGGGTGCATCTGCGGCAATGCTGATTGCTCTATCCCTTATGGGCTTTGTCATTGCGGTTGCGGGAAGCGCACACGGACAGCGAGAGTAAGCAATGCTGCCCGGCATCGCGTCAAAGGCCAACCTTATCGCTATTGCCACGGACATGCCCTATGCTTATCCGGCCCCGAATATCTTATCGAGGATCGCGGTTACAAAACCCCTTGTTGGGTGTGGCAGAGACACATTAACCACAAAGGATATGGCATGATGCGTGACTTAGAGAAGTCAGGGAAACTGCGCTCTGCCCATCGGACTTATTACGAGCGCAAGTTCGGCCCTATCCCTGAAGACCTCACCTTGGATCATCTTTGTCGTGTTCGGTCCTGCGTTAATCCCGATCATCTGGAAGCTGTGCCGCTTGTTGTGAATGTTGATCGCGGAATTTCATGTACCATCACGGCCGAGCAGATTTCCAAGACGAAACGCTTGCTCGCTCTGGGGCATATCCAGGTTGATGTTGCATCTTTGGTGGGCATTTCTCAGGCGGCTGTTAGCGACATAAATCTTGGGAAGAAAGATCATCGGCTCAATGGGTAAATTAATCGACACTGGACTACCGGCAGACATTGACTGCGAGCGAACCCTTTTAGGCGCCGTACTCAAGAACAATGACGCGTGGGAAGACGTCGCACAACTCGCAAGAGATGACTGGGCGCTCGAAAGCCATCAGCGCATTCGGCAGGCAATGAAGCGGATTCGGGATGCAGGTTCTGGAATTGACGAAATTACTCTTTGTAACGATCTTCGTTCCCGCGGAGAGCTGGATGCTATCGGAGGGGTATCATACATCTCCGGTCTACAAGAGGGTGTATACCGCAACATAGCTATTGATGACCATCTGCGCATCGTGCGGGACAAAGGGATGTTGCGTAGACTGTTGAGTTTTGCTAGTGAAATATCTGACCGCGCACAAGGCATGGGAGAGCCGGCGCTTGAAATATTAGGGTCTTTGCAGTCGCAACTGGACGCCATGGCCGAACCTGCGATGCAGTCGAACAAGGCCCCAATTCAGAGCCACATCGTAGAACTCATGGACCGGGTAGTGCGGGAGTACACAGAGAAAACGCCCCGCGGCATTCCAACCGGCAACGCATGGCTCGACGACAAGATGGGCGGTGGATACCGAAAAGGGCGCTACACCATCGTTGCGGCGCGGCCGAAGATCGGAAAGTCAGGATTCGGAACAATGTCCACGGCCTATAACTGCCTTCGCGGGACTCGCGTCGTCTGGTTCTCGCTGGAGATGGACCATGAAGAGGTTGAACTGAATCTCATCCCGTATGTAGTGGACCTTCCGAATATCGTCGTGGTCAAACCGGAACTCAGGACTCCAGAGCAGCAGTCTTTGGTCCTGCAAGGTTTGGGAATCATCGGCGAATGGCCGCTGACCATCTATGACGGCGACATGGACTGTGACCAAATATGCTGGTCGATTGACCGTGAGGCGCGCAAGGAAGGTGATGTGCTGTTTGTATTGGACCACTTCGGGCTTATCTCCGGAGGCGACAAGGATATTCGCAAGCGGTACGTGGAGAACTCTGAGCGGCTGCGCAAGAAGATCAAGCAGCACAAGAACGCAGCGCTACTCAACCTATTCCAGCTCGGGGAAGTGCCGAGAGAGTTTGCAGACAAGCGGCCACAGCCAGGAGACATCAGCGAGAGCAAGAAGCCGCTGCAAGACTGCTTTGCCATGGTCCTGTTGCATCGGTATCAGGACAAAGAGACGCTGAAGATGACCAAGAAAGCAAACATCAACCTAGCATTGGTCAGAGGCGGCGGCGCACCGGGCAATGTGGATGGGGAATTTAACACGCGCACACTCAGCTTTGAAGCCGAGGCTGAGCTTGACATGGACAGTTACGAATAACCAGCAACCGAAAGGGATGGCGTCATGGAAAAACTGACACTGAGACAATCAATTCGAGAGGAACTTAGGAAGCATCGCTCTATAAACCAGAACCTGCTTACGCTAGATGAAGAAAGAGCCCTTCTCGATGGCCTAGCGGAAGTTATCAAGGAGTACGCTCCCACGGAATCAGGAGCGCCGCTGAGCGATGAAGAGTGGAAAACTCTTGTGCGATGGAGTTTTCCATCAAAACATCCAGACAACACCTGCGTCACACGCCTCCAACTGGACACTATTCTCGCCAAGCGCAACACTGCGCAGTCGATACCACCACAAAGCCAACAGGACGCAGAAACATGCGCTCTCTGGCGCAAGGTACAAGACGGGCACAGCGTCAAGCAGCCCACACCACCGTATATGAATACGCCGAATGCTTTTGTTGGTGAGCGACCGGGCAAGAGCTGGAAGGATGCGCAGCCAGAGCCCATCGCATCCACAGCGCAGGACGACTGGAATGACCAGCACGGCCACAGGAGCGAGATACTGCCACTGATTGGCGGTGAGCCGGTGAAGAAAGAAAATGCTGCTCCAGTGGATGGCGATCTATCCGAGAAAGCACGCAAGGCGTTCTTGAGTGCTCCAGATAATTCTTGGGATACAGCGTTCGGTGTGATACAGCGGGACCGTGATGCACGGTGGGAGAAAGCAATTGTCGAAGAATGCGAGCACCGCAGCTACATGGTCGGTATAGGTCAAAAGTTAGTGAATGATACTCGCGCCCGCATCGAAGCCAAGCCGCAGACCTTGGAAGAGCGTATCCACGCAATTCTGATTGGCTCCGATTCCGTCACAGACAAGTTCAACGCGGTAATGGCTCTGATTCCGAAACCAGCAAAGGAGCAGCGATGAGCCGGGAGTTATCCCAACGCAGCAAGGCTGATGCGCGGCAACCATTCACAACCGCGGAATTGGCTATCAAGTGTGCTGAAATACTTGAGCACATGACTGGGGAGAAGTGCGTAGTTATCTCCAGGGGACAGGCATACCATTACATCCTGCGTCAGTCAGGAACAAAGTTGGTGAGGGGATGACGAAGATATGCCCCACCTGTGGTCAGCCGCTTCCGCAACTCAAAGGAAAGCGTATTTGTGCTGACTGCCATAAGACCATCGGTCGCCACGACAAGTATTTCAACGGGAACGATGGCCGGCTGCATCACTACTCCTGCCAGGAGCCGACAGGATACGGAAAGCCGGATCCGCCTCAGAATTTGGAGCTGATCGCATGAGCTACCTGAAGCGCTACACGCCAATCAAGAAGAAGCGGGACAAGCCGCGCCGGGGTGAGCCGACCAATGAAGAGAAGCAGGCCGCACGCGCTCTTTGTTTCTCTCGTGCAGGAGGCATGTGTCAGCTTCACGTCAACAATCAATGCCTTGGATATGCTCCCTTGAACGCGGAAGATGGAGATGAGCACCAGGGACAACTTTGCCACCTGAAAGGCAAACGCAGGTTCGGATGGCCTGAGTCAGAAGTGACCGGACAAAAGCATCTGTGGGGTTGCTGGAAGTGTCATGCAGCTAGTCACAACTGCGGTGGAAGGCCGCTCTCAACCAACAACACCAATAGTGAGGTAAGATAAGCCCATGAAGACACCAGCATTCCGCCCAGGTGGTAACCGCTATCTCGTGCTGCCTGACCAGATCGCAGAGGACAGCGAAACAATCGGAGGGGTCACGCTCTCGATCCCCAAAGACCCCAACAAGCAGGCCATTGAAGGAACCGTAGTTGCCCGAGGTCTGGCCGCTAGCGACTATGAAGTGAACGACAAGGTGATGTACGGCCAGTATTCCGGCTATGACCTGAAGCTGGAGGGCGTCGACTACAAGGTGCTCCAGGAGAATGAGCTGCTCGGCCAGCACCTTTCTACGCCTTTTGATTCGGATCAGTCCGCTCTGCCGCTCGTGATGGGCACAATTCAGCTCTAACCTCACCGCCAACCGCTCTACCAACCGCCAAGCACCACAGGAGAAGAAGCCGCCATGGCAATCACTGAAGAATCTAACCTCGTCCATCATGCACGGCGAGAACTTGAAAACGCAGGCTGGTTTAAAGAGGACTCCGACTTTGGAGGATTAGTCGGTCCTGCCGTCCTCAAAATGGTCGAAACGTTCAGCGATGAAGGACACAGCGGGTTCTCTGCTGGGTTGTGCATTGATCTCTTCAAAAGAGTTGCATCGTTCAAACTCCTTTCTCCTATCAAGAATCCAATGGAGACGGGAGAATACATCGACCACACAGACATAAGCGGTGGCCATCCAGTGTTTCAATCCACTCGTCTCTCCAGTTTGTTTTCAAACGATGGAGGCAAGCACTGGCACGACATCGACATTCACGTTCCACGCTGGAGACGCATATTCCTCCGTCAGAACGTGGTCTTAGTGAACTTCCCCTACCTACCGGAGTGAAAGGAAAACAGGAAAATGGCAATCACTATCAAGACAGGGAAGGAAGCTCGCGCAGAGATCCTTTCAGGAGCAACGCAACTCAACCAGGTAGTCAGTTCGTCACTGGGCCCTGCCGGCCGCTGGAGCCTGTTTCGGCACGGCAACATGGTCGTACTCAGCAAAGACGGCGTTACGCTGGCAAACGAGGTCAACCTCCCCGGCGTATACGAGTCTATGGGGGCCGACCGGCTCAAGGGTGCAGCGCGTCAAGCAGTCGACGAAGCTGGCGACGGGACCACCACAGCCGTCCTGCTGGGCCACGCCATCCTTGAGGCAGGACACAAGGCCATCAATGATGGTGCGGAGCCTGTGAAGCTCACCCGCGGCATTGAGCGTGCGCGGAAGGCCATTGTGGGCGATTTCGACCAGAAGAAACGGAAGTTCACAGGCGGCATTCTGGAGTCGTTCGCCATTCCCTGCACTCCGGAGCTTGCTTTTCAGGCAGCGCGGATCAGCGCCAACGGAGACGACACGATCGCCAAGGCCGTCTCCGAAGTAGTGCTGAAGGTGGGCACTGACGGAGATGTGACGATCGCCAACAGCTACTCGACAGAGCATTTAGTCGAATTCCAGGAGGGGATGGGGATCAACACAGGACTCGTACATCCCGGCTTTGTGAATGATGCCTATCGGAACCGCGCCATGCTTGAGAAGGCTATGGTCCTGTGCGTCAACAGACAAATCTCAACTTCCGTTGAAGTCGTCAACATCATGAAGAAAGCGGCGCAGAAGGCGAAGTTAGACAATGTGCCATTCTCCCTGTTGGTGATCGCTGACGAGTACACACCCGAGGCGTTGGGACAGTTCCTGCATCACCGGAAGCCGCAGAACTTGGGCGGCGATGGGCTGGAGATCGCCATCGTTCGGGCGCCACTCTTCAAGGACTCGCGCCGGGATATTCTTGAGGATATTTGCCTGCTGACCCAGGGAACTCGAGTAGAGAACCCGCAGGGGAAGGCGCTCGAACAGTTGAGCGTCAACTCTTTCGGTCTTGCCGAGCGCGTAATCGTCACCCAGAGCCGGACCACAATCACTGCCGGCACGTCCGATGACGACTACAGGACCAGTACCATCGAGCCCTACCTCGCGCGCCTCAAGGCCATGTCGGAAGACACGTCACTGCGCGCAGACGAGATCAGCACGCTCAAGAGCCGGCTGGCAGCTCTTACTGGCGGCGTGGCCGTCATCAAGGTTGGCGGGACCAGCATCAACGAAGTGGAGAAGCTGAAGTTCCAGGTAGAGGACGCCATCCACGCCACACGGGCAGCCGTCTCAGAGGGCGTTGTACCGGGCGGCGGTAGCGCGCTGCTGTTCGCCAAAGAGGCAGCGTCCGACGTTGACGATGACTCGCTACTGGAGGACTCAGACGAGAGCAGGGGCTACGTGCTGCTGCTCGACTGCCTCTCGAAGCCCATCCAGCAGATTGCTTTGAACGCAGGGTACGACGGAGAGAAGATCGCTCAGGCCGTACATAATGCGAATCATGGTCCTTACGCAAACGACCGCAATGGCTTCGACGCTTCCACAGGACTCTACCCTGCAGACATGTTTGAGGCTGGTATTGTGGATCCACTTCGAGTTGTCCGCTCGTCACTCAACGCCGCGGCAAGTGAAGCCTGCTTGCTCCTGCTCACCGAGGTTGTGCTGGGCAACATTCCAGAGCCAGCACAGCAGCAGATGAGCGGCCAAGTCGGTCCTCGTCGGTAACCATCAACTGGCAGGGTGTCCTGCCAAGACGGCTGGGGCCGCAAGGCAAGGAATGGTAGACCTCTCGCCAGAAGGAGAGGATGCCAGCCGTCTTGGCAGCACATTCAAACCAAAAAAGGAGAAATTCAATGTCTTGGAGCATCTCACTATCGGGTGGAAAACAACAGGTGCAGGACGAATTGCGCCATGCGGCAATCGAGATCAGTCACACAATGGACGCTCTTGATCGCGCGTCTGGCCCTCTCGTCAACGTGTCAGTCAGCGGGTCAGCGTATGCGAGTCCTGCTGATTCAAACGGCAACAGCAACAACGGAACAGGCGCATCTTTCAGTGTCGGAAGCTATGCGCCCGAGCCGCCTCCCGCTCAGCCGCAGGACATTCCCGCAGAAGCTGCACCGTCCGCAAGCTAAACCGCCAACCGCAGGACTCACCGACCGTAAACCCCATGGCGCTTTCGCAGATCCACTGTGCAGGCGCCATGTTTCTTTGTAGGCCGTCCGTCTGCTCCCAGCTTCCCCTGCCGTGCCAGATCGCTCATCATCCACTTGCTTGCAATCTGCGCTGTGAATGGGTCCTTGCCCTCAATGGCGGCCGCTAAGGCCTCGTTGGGGTCGATTCCTGCCGGGTTACGGAGAGTGCCCAGGATCTCTTTGAGGGTGTCGAGCAAGTGGTTGTTTTTATTTTGCAATCCCTCTGACGGGTTCCGCGTGAGCAACTGCCGGCTCGTCATCTCGACTCGCTTGGCGCGCTTCATTTCCCACAGCAGGTTGGGGCAGTCGAACTCATGCAGGCCAGGCTGAGGACGTTCACTCGGATAGCGGCATACGATGTACAGACGGGGTTTGAGTCCTGTCCAGTGCCCGTCCAGGGTTGAGATTCCCCTCCACCAATCAGACATGACCCACTCGACGAATGTCACGTCAGAGCGCACGCCGTCGTAGGGGCTCATCTTCCACATGTTGTTTTTCTTGTAGGTCTGGTAGATGTTCGTGGGAGCGCCCTTGTCGGTGGCCACGGCGTCATAGAAGATGGACGGGTCAGCTTTGATCCAGCGCGCCCGCTCCAGGTCAGGCATCTTCTTCATGACTTTGACGTTCTCATCGACGTTGTTATTCCACTCGGCCGAGCGGTAGCGGTAGAACTCCCCAGCCAGATACAGTTCAGGAGGATTCTTGGCTCCTGTGACGGGATTGATCGTTTCCTTGGGGACGTAGCCCTTGAGCAACGCCGTGGCATTCGTGACGCCATGATCGAATCCGGCCACAATGTCGGGGTTGGCTGGCATGTAGGGCGGCCCCGGATACCAGTTCGGGTCAGAGATCACGACGATCTGGTAAAGCTCCTCATTGCCCAGGATGGAGCCAAAGACAGCCTCGCCGCCGGTGGCGTAGGGGTCCATCTCCTGCTCTTTCTTCCACCGGGCAGGTGAGGCATAGCGAGAGGCGTTCTCTTCGTACCATTTTGCGCCCTTTGGCGTCTCTGGATCACGGTCAGGTATGGCAGAGTAATGCAGGCTCATGATTGTCAAGCCATTTTTTTTACGCCTGACTGTTACTCCTCTGATTACCTCCATCCGGGTCTGCGGAGGAACGTCCTTGAGCCTCTTGATGGCCTCTTGTAGTTTGGTGGGCATTGTTTACACCATCTCCGCATCGTTGTTGTGGTCCCAGAATGGCCCCATGTTCGAAGTCGAGTTCATGATGATCTTCGGCGTGCCGGCCGCCATCGCCTCATCGAACGCGATCATCGCCTCTGGCTGGAATGCGGATTCGTCCGAGAAGAATCCCCAGGGGTGATAGGCCCTGATCTTTCCCTCGCCCGACGGCAGCACGAACATGACGCTGGACCCTACGCGGAATTCGTTCATCGGCTGCTTGTCGGTGGGCTTCGGAAGCGGGAACTCATCTTTGAGCCACTGGGGCTGTGAGTCGTAGAGCTGCTTGGCGTAGGTGATGACCTCTGACCCCTTCTCGTCAGTGATCGTCTGGACGGCAATCTCTCGCTCGTCCACCAACATGCACTGAAGGGTAAGGTAGGCGGTGATCGCCCAGGTGACCATCATGGTCCTGCTCTTCTCGAAAATCTTCACCCTGTTCGCATCATCCTCCAGGTACTCGAAGACGACAGGAAAGAACGGCCAGTCAGGGAACGGCTCCCAGGGCGTTGGCCGGTTCTGCTCTTTCCAGTGCTGGTTGAAGGTCTTGGTGTAGCCGGTGGCCCAGGTGAGGGTGTCGTTGGTGGCGGCGCGGACCTCGTCGGCCCGTTTACGCTGCTCTGTATCCGTCAGCTTGTTCTCAGACCGGATGGCCCGGTCGAATGCTTCTTGCTGGAGTTCCAAGCGCATGGCGGCGCGCGCGGCAAGCAGGAGTTCTCGATCTTCGGCGGCTGTACTCACACGGTCAGTTTACAGGAGGGGTCCTGTTGCCTTCGATGAACTTGGCTTTGCTCAGCACCAGCTTCTGCAATTCCTCTGGCGTCATGTTCTCTGTGGGGTCAGATTCCTTGCCGTAGCCAAACCGCGTGGCGAGGGTATTCAGGGCCTTCACTTGCCCGTCCACGGAGCCCTTGGTACGCTCGGGGTCCAGCATAGCCAGTTCCATAAGCCGCTGCTCAATCGTCGCCCGGCAGATGCCTACCTTCCGCATGACGCGGACCTTGACCTTGGCCAGTTCCGTAATCGTCCGATCTTGGAGCTTCTGCAGGTAGAGACGCACTGGCGCCGACTCCATGACCTCGTTCACTTCGGTCAGGCTCATGTTGAGCTGGATCGCCGCTGTCTCTTTGTCCTTCTCAACGCAGATGATGGCGCAGGCTTGCTCGATCTCGGTAAGCGCCAGGCACTCAGTCTCGGCCTGCTCGGGACTCTTCTGGTCCTTCTTCCGGAGAGGCTTCAGCTTCTCAGGCTTGCGCTTCTCCGCAGGACGCGCAACTGGGTCAAATCCTACCGGACGGCGCGGCATGAGGGGTTTCTGGGGTTCGTCTGACATCTGGCTACTTCCTTCTGGCGGATTTGATGGCATTGATGCGCTTCTTGTCGAGGAACGGTTTCAGCTCTGTGCGCTCTGCCACTGTCGTCTTGGGGTCATCATAGACGGCCTTGGCGTCAGTATAGCTGAGGGTCTTGAAGATGCGCTCCAAGTAATCGAGGTTCTTGGCCCTCGCTGCGGCACGGATGCTGTGCCGAGTTGGTGTCTCCTGTGAATATGCGCGATCCGCTTGCTGCTCTGGAGTTAATGGTGTGTGAGGATGGGCCACGTCCCTCAGTTCGATTGCTTGGCTGAGAGCGTGGGAGCGGTCCAGGCTCTTCGGCGCGCCACCAATTAGGCCGGTGAACCGCTCAGCCTTGCTTGCGGGGTCCTGCGGGCCGTAGGTGCGCAGCCAGTTGTCCGCGGACATAGGCGTCAGATCGCCGACGGCGTTGTATTTCAGGCCCTGCCACATCTGCACGTAAAAGGGATCGTTCGGGTTGAAGATGTAGTCGCCCTGGTAGGTGCGGTTCATTGCCGTGTTCCAGGCATTCACCGCCACGTCAGAGACCTTGCCTTTGGCGTAGCGGCCGGGGTTCTCGTAACCGTGCTCGTAGTCTTTGAGTCCTGTCGGCCACGACATTCTGATAGGCTCACCGTGCGCGTCCAGGGGTCCAGTACGGGGGTGCATTGCCTCCAGAGCAGAGTTGGTCTCGACCGACATGCCGTTGTTCTCTGTGTCCTGTTGCGCCCACTCCCAAGGGAACTTGTCAGTCGCCAGTTTCTCGGTCACGCTGCCGAGGGTGCTGGTCAACAGAGCCATTGACAGTATCCAGCCAGCATTGACGCCGAGCTGCGGCAGGCGGGATGTAGCGCGCCGGGCCTGACTCAGCCAGTTGCCTTTCTTCGCCTGCGCGTCCATCTTCTCGAACATCTTGTCGTCGAACATTTTGGAACTCGCCTGCTCCTTCACGGCCTGAGCTGCGCCGCGCCATGAACCGATGGCCCAAGTTGCCGAGCGGAAGAAGAATTGCATTGCGCTCTTCAGGTCGTTGTTGAGATAGAGAGAATCCCAGTTCAGTTCACCAAAGCGGTTGTCGGTAGTCTGCGCAACCTCGCGCGCAATCTCCTCTTCTGTCCTCTCGCCAGAAGCGATTGCGTAGCTATACTGCGCAAGCTTGGTAGAAAGCAATTCAACGGCAAACGCCCACTTCGACCGCGGGATGTAATGGTTGAACAGCGGGGTCATCAGACCATGGCTGAGCCACGGGAGGAACTTGGCAATCCCCTTGCCGATCTCTCCATCCTTCCAAGCGTCGAGGCAGTGGTCGCCAAACGACCCTTGGAACTGGCCGGCAATGTTCCAACGCAGACCGCCGGTGAAGAGCAGTTCCATCAGGTGGGGGAAGTCTGGATACCGCTCGGCGAACTTCTTGCCTTCGGGAGATTCGAGGAACTCATCCGGGTTCCGAGCGTACTGAACGATCTGGCCGCCGCGCTTGATGGCCGTGTAGGGAGCAACCATCGTTTTGGCTATGTCCGCGAGTCCTGCGGAAACCTTGGTCGGATCCAGTCCGCGAATGCCTTGATTGACCACCTTGTCCATGCCGGTGTTCAGGACAGACGCCATATTCTCGACGGTGATGTAGGCCCAGTGGAATGCCGAGATCGCCAACTTCATCTCGGTGGAGAAGTTCTTGAGCTTCACGAATGCGCTCAGGACCTCACCGCCTTTGATGTGGTCGACGCTCAGGTAGTTGTTGAGCAGACGGGCTGCGTCCTTTTGAATGATCCAGCGTCCTGTCTGAACCGGGAAAGTGTCGCCATCGACCGATTGAACCATGCGCCATACGTTGCCGCTCTTGTCGTCGACGTAGGAGTAATCCTTCGGCAGCTTCTTGCTGCCCTTCAGGAACATCGCCAGCCCCTGGTCCTTGAAGTTGTACCAGGCGTACCGGGCCGCTACGAACTTGGCACCCTCCTGCAAGCGCCTGAGCAGCATCTCAACAGGATTGCCCAAAGGAACTGCGCCATCGGCCACCGCTTCCTTGAGGGTGTACCGCTGCTGCTTCATGAATCCCTTGGAGCCTTCGAACGGCCGGCGGGACACTTGGCCAAGCCGGGCTATCTGCTGATCCTCTGTCAGCGCCTTCTCGCCTCCCGGCGCCACCTTGTAGCGGTTGGGGAAGTAGTTGGTCTTGTCGCTCAACTCCACTTCCTGGTTCTTGCGCTTGCCCAGGTTGATCGCTACCTGTTCGCGTAGCCTCTGCTGGCTTAGTACCTCTTGCATGAACTCCTGAGCGTTCTGCAGGTCCTGCGTGGGTTGTTCTTTGCCCGTCTGCCAACGGTCAACAAACTCGATGCGCTCTTCAGGGGATAGACTATCGAGCATCTGGCTGATGCTGTGCAGGAACTGACCAGCCTCGAAGAGACGAAGTGCAGGCTCTCCCAGTGCTTTTCCCATGATGTCGAGCGCATCAGTATCAGCTACAGAGGCGGGGGCAAACGCCGCAGCAACCTCATGCCCCATAGCTTTAGCACTCGCCCCAGCCATCTTCACCGCGCTGGTAGCTTCTTTCCATGTGGCTACTGTTGCTTTCTTGGTGTAGTCCACGACGGGCTGCAAGAGCTTCGTGGCTAGCGGGTCCAGCGCTCCCATACCCAGGAAGGACATTGTGACCGAACCCTTTGCGCGCTTTGGCATCTTCGGCTTGTCGAGTTCAGTCTTGGCCTTCTCGTCATGCTCGCGCGCTTTATCAATGTGCTCAGGATTCGCGTAGAGCGAAATCTTGCCCATGATGGCTTTGAGCGCATCCAGTTCCCGGCCATCTTTGATCGTGGCTTTCATCAAGCCGTTGCTCGAAGCGAATTCTCCGCCCTGCACTGTATCAAGCAACTTGGGATCAAGGAAGAACTTGCCGGCCGCAGACTTTGAGGTCTTGGTCTTGATCTCGTAGCCTTCTCTGCGATTGGACGGCCCCACCACGCCGATCTCTTGCCCGCTGCTCTGGAGATATGCGTCTCCTGTTTCGAGGAACGAGAGCGCTCCCTCTGGCGTCCGCATGGCGTAGGTTCCGTTCACGTCGGACTTGATGTCGAACTTGGACGGCATCAGGATTCCGAGTTTCGTGGTCCCGTCTTCCATCGTGAAGCTGATGATCCTGCCTTTGGATCCAGTCTTCAGTTCGCCGTATGCGCCCAAGAGGTTGCCGGTGATGATCTTGGCCTTCTGCCGATCGCTGCCATAGTCCTTGAAGAGTTGCCGTACGTCTGCGTTACGTCCCAGGTTAGATGTGACCAACGCATCCATCTGTGAGCCGGGCACCTTGGTCTGCCGCAGGCCACTGTTGACCGCAATGGTGAACTGGAGGGCCGACGGGGCATAGGGGTTGCCGGATGGCTTCTTGGCGCCCTCTATGTTGGTGATGATGCCGTTGTACTGCTCCCCGTTGAGTTCGATCCGGACTCCGGTGCTCACACGGTAATCATTCAGAAGCTGGCGGCCGCGGGTGCGCATCTGCTGCGCGCGCTCTATCGATCCCTCGTTTGTGAGTCCTGTGACGTACGGCTTGTAAAGCTCCTCGAAGTGTGCGGCTAGGTCACGTGCAGCCAGCGTGTCACGCTCTCTTGGGGGAAGCTGCATTGCAGCAGGACCGAAAGTATCGGCGATCTTCTCCATAACCTCTTCAGGAGTGAACGGCTTGCCTTGACGCTTGATTGAATACTCGCCGTATTGCGCGTCCTGTCCGAATGGCGAAGTGGGATCGATGCCCTGGTACATCCGCTCGATATGGTTCTCTCGCGCTGCAAAGTCATAGGTCCGGGGCTCCAGATCATTCTGGCCGGTCTCGTCGAGGAAGTCGATGTAGTTGGTGTATGCCTCCGAGATCGAGTCCATGAACTCTTGCTGTTGAGCAACAGGAAGAAGAGCAGAGTGCCCGGTCGCCTTCATGGCCAGCCCCTCATTGCCTGTCGGTTCGCCTTTCTCGTTCGTGTCGGCCTTCAGGCCCAACAGCCGCGCCATCTCCGGGTTGTCGGACAGGTACTGCGCGACGATCTTGTCGCCGTACTTGTTCATCAGGTCGACGGCCTTGACCGACGTCGCCGCGCGCGTGTTGCTCGAAACGTTGGCGTTCAGCGACTTCATCTTTTTGGCGAGGTTGATGGCCGGTCTCTGCTCGGCCGGGAGCGCCGCAGCCAGCATTGTGTATTTCGGCAGGACCATCTGTCCGGTCCTGTTGACGCGACCTAGGATCTGCATGACGATGTTCACGTCGCCGGCAGGCTGCCCGACGATCATATGCCGGGGGCGCTGGTCGCGGAACTTCTCGCCCGCGTGGAGCGAGATGCCGGTAGATCCTGCGCGGTTGATGATGAGCGCGTCCAGACCGCCGTTGTTGAACTGCGTGGCCGTGTTCACCCGGTCCTTGCGCTCGATGCCGGGCACTGTCGCCAGCTTGGGAACATCCCCGCTATAGTCGATGCGCCAGTTGCGCCCGGTGATCTCTGCGATCTTGTAGCCAGCCTTCTCCACTTTGGCGCGGATGTAGTCGATGGGTGAAACAGGAAGATCAACCTGGAGCGCGTCAATGAGCGCCTGAGTCTCGTCATAGGCTTCACGCACCTGTGGGCTCAGATCGTCCAGCGGAACCTCCACGCGGTTCTTGTTGCCCATCGGGTCAGTCTCGTTGTAGTAGCGCGTCCGCATCAGGGCCCGGTCGCTGATCCGCGAGTAGTCGAGTCCTGCGAGGGAATCGCCTTCGCTCAGGTTGTGGCCCTGGATGTAGCTGTCGAGGAAAGCGCCCATGGTATTTTCAAGGGCGAACACAGGCTTTTCTCCGCGCTCAATTGCGGCGATGATCTCGTTGGCTGCCGTATCGGCCTTGAGCGCAAGAAGGAGCTGTTTGACGAGGTTGTGGACGATGGACGAGAACTCCATGTGCTGCACAACGACGCCCTTGCTCTGTGCGCCCCCGCCTTTACGCTTGGCTTCCTTTTGAATCCTGTCGAAGTCGAGGTTATGGAATAGAGCATCGGCCTTCACAATACCCCGCAGGACCTCAGTCACCTTGTCGGAGATGCGCGTGTGCTCGGCCTCGTTCTTCTCGTCCACGACGTTCTTTATGTCGATCCCGTCGAAGGAACGCTCCCGGCGCACGAACTGGCCAGTCTCGGCCAGCAGGCTTGTGAGGACGGCTTGGAGCGGTGCGCCGCCGGCGGTGATGGCGTCTGCAACCAGCGCCCGGTCGGGGATAGCTGTCGATATGTCCGTCATGCCAGCGTAGAGCGGGAGATTGTCGGGACGCTTCGCCCAGGTGGCAGAGAGGAAGACAACGCCTTTTGATCCTGTCAGCAACTCTGAGAGGAAGTTTCCCGTGTTCGAATCGCCGCCGGCATTATGGCTCTCGTCGAGGATGAATATTGCATTCGGCGCAATCCGATGCAGGGTGAGCTGCTGCCGGTTGTCCGTGTTGATCTGCGAGTACGTGAGGAAAACCGCATTACGTCCCTTTGGTAGTTCCCCGGTTTCTCGTATCCTCTCGAGCACAGGACGCATAGCGCCTGGATTCTGGAAGATCTTCGCTCCAGTCTTCGGGTCCGTGATCGAGGCATCGGCATTGAAGAGCAGCGGAGAAATGGTCTGGCCAGAGCCAATGTCCTGAAGGTCGGCATACATGGGGGAGAACAGCGGCGCGCTCTCGGTCACAAAGATGGGGATGTGGCCATGCAGTTCAGCCCAGCGGATCATGGCGGCTGCCACGCGCCCCTTGCCGACGCCAGTCTGGTCGCCGATCACCGTGCCCTTGCCGCGCTGCATCTGGTAGATTGCCGCGGCGATGGCGTCCGTCTGGATGCCCATGAACGCCTCGTGCATCGTCTCCACGTCCGGATATCCGAGTTGGTCGGTGACCCACTGATCAATGTCGCCTACCTCATCAGCAATCCTGTCCATGGCTGTCTGCATGGGATCAATCAGGGCCTTTGGCGCCATGACCGCTACATCCTTCTTCGAGGAGTGCGGCCGGTAGCTGGTCTGGAACTGATTGGTTTCGTCCGCTAGAGCATTTGCAGAATGTCCATCAGGCTCGGCAGTTCCTCGTCTGACAGTTCGCGGGGCGGGTTGTCCTTCTGCCAGTCGATCTGACCGAGCAACATCGCCATCCGGTCTAACTGTGCTATCTGTGGAGCCCACTCTTGGACTGGCGACCCGACCGCTATGTGCGATAGGTCCGGGCTGGGGCTCGGTCCCCCCATCGCTTCCAGTTCGCGCCGGGCTCGCTTCGGGTTCTCCTGAATCAGTCGGTCGATTGCGTCCTGTAGCAGTTCTGGATACTGCTCCGGTGTCGGCGCTTTCGTCCCGCATGGGACCGCCAGCGACATTGTCGGCCGGTCGTTGCCCTGCAAGATTGGTGCCCAGATGTTCAGCGGCTTTGTCATATACTTCTCCCCATGTTTTCAGGCGTTGGATGGCGGCGGCGTCCGGGCTAACTTTGGCGGAACGAACACGGCCGTCGATTGCAATCATGCGAACAGGGTAGGATGCGCCCTGGCGCGAGTAGAGGTCGCCTTCCAATTCGAAGTCGGAGACGACGTTGTAGTGGGCGTAGAGCCAGTTGAAGAACGGGCGGACTTGGTTCGTGATCTCGCCCGGCTTCTCCCGGTCCCCGGCGGCGATGATGATGGCTGCCTTTCCAGCATCCTTCATCGCTCCCAGAGCCTTGGCAACTATCAGATGGTCCAGCTTGACTACGTTGTAGCCATCGACCTTGACGGGTCCTGCCAGCGGCCCGAATGGGGGATTGGCGACTACCGCATCCTGGCGCTTGGTAGGACCCCACACGGTTGCATCTTGACGGGTGACGCTGAAACCTTCATATTCAAGCGTCTGAGCGCGCGCCGGGTTCAACTCATTCGCCAGCGTCAGTTCAGGATTGGCAGCGATCAGCAGTGCGCCATTGCCCGCTGTCGGCTCGTAGACGGTGGCCTGCTTGTCGATGCCCGCGAACCTGTCAGCGATGAATGCCAGCGGAAGCGGCGTCGAGTAGGCCTGATTGGCGATGCTGGTGCTGGTCCTGATGGAGAGATTGGGCTGCCCCTCGTAGAGCGAGACCAACTTATTGAAAGCCTGCTCATTCGTAAGGCCGTGGCCATATCCTTCAGTGCGAGCAACAATGTCGCGCCCGGCCCGGTTCAGCATGGCCTCATAGGCTTCCTGGCCTTCCTTCATTCGAAGTTGGTCAGGTTCCTGTCTGTCGTACAGTTCGACAAGGTTTTTCAGGTCGTTGTAGTTTTTTGGAGCACGGCCGTTTTCGAAGCGATCTTGAAGATAATCAACCAGCGAGGTACCGTGAGTCTTCTTTGCGGGTTCCGCAGAACTCTCGATCGGCTTCACATCCTCGATGTTCTTGTTGACCGTCGATCCGTTGTCGGTGACTCGAACCTTTTTCCCGTCTGTCCAGGCTACTTCTCCGGTGAGCTCCTTGCCCTTGTTGGTCCTATAGGTTACCTTGTCGCCCTTGGCCAACGGGCGCGCTACTTCCCGTTTTGCTCCACTATTTGCGGAGAGCGGCCTGCGCGGTCCGGTTATTGATGATTCGAGTTCGATGGTAGATTTCGGCACGACTCCTTGATCTAGGGGATCGTTTGGATCGTAGCCGCGCAGTTCGTTGAATTTATCGGTTGGGATGTCCACATATTGAAGTTCTGCCCCAGAACGATAGTTCCGTGCATAATTTTCGTCCGTAGAGAACCACGCAGGACCGTCGTAGCGCCCATGCTGCGCGCTTCCGTGGTACAACCGCGTCGTCTCGTTGTTAGCCGGTTTCATCTCTTCGACTAACGGCTGGCTAACAGACTTTTCAACCGGCTTGAGTCCTGCCTTGAACTGCTCCTCGGTGAGTTCCGTCCCGAACGCCAGATTGAAGTCGAAGAAGGGTTTGTCGCTCGGATCGTGATTCGTGGCCGCAACCGCGAACGAGGAGAACGCGGCCCGCACCTTGTCAATCGGATCGTCCAGCTTCTTGAGGATGGCCTCAACGACAGGACCTTGATCGTGCGTATCCAGCCCACGGAAGATTTGCCCGTACCGCTCTGTGGCCGCGACGATCTGGTCTTGTAGGTTCCAGCCTTCACCGGCTGACTGGATACCCTTGATTGCGCCCATGGTGCCTAGAAGCTTCTGTTTCAGGAACTCGGGCGTTTGCTCTATCACTGCTGGTGGCAACAGTTCGGCGAGTAGGGCATCCCCTACTTTGGCTTTGGCGGAAGTGGTCAGTAGTCCTGTTTTTGGGTTCACGTTGTCTGCACTATTGGTGATAATACCATCGTTCACCAGAGCCTGAGCGATAAAGTTTCCGGTGTCCTTGTGCCGCAGAACGTCGTCCAGCGTGGCCGTGGGGTCTGTTGAGGCGTGGTCATCGACCAAGACGGTGAGTCCTGTTGCGGCCTCGGGCGGGAGAGTGATCGGCTCCGGCATAGTCCCAGCCTGAGAGAGCAACTTGAGCGGCCCGTCTTCCGGGTTGGAGTCTTTCGCTAGTTTCTTGAGGGCTTCTTTGACCCGGCGCGCATGGGGTTGGAGTCCTGCCGTCGTCCCGAACTGGTCCCGGTAGTATTGCAGGAATCGGTCTTGCGCTTTGTTGGGCGTCTTCTGGGTTAGAGTGTATGCAGCCAAGTCGGTTGGGTCTTCAAAGTCAACCTCAAAGTTCTTGTCGCGGTATCCGTAGCGAGGCTTCGACTTAGAGAGGTCGGATGGCAGGACGGCACCCTCGGGCTTCTCTACGAGTTCAACGTCGCGGGGAGGGCCAACCGCTTCCGCTCCGGCTGCTCCCTGTTCCTGCCGAGCCTCCAGCATCTCCCCATCCCCGGCGCCACGGTGGGTCAGTTCCCTCAACTTCTCGGTCGCGGCCTGTTCACGCGGAGTCGCCGCTGGCACCTGAGAGACTTCCTCCGTCTCAACGTCTTCGGACTTCAGCTCGACCGGCTTCTGCTCGGGAGCTTCGCTTTTCCACTTGGCCGTCAGCGCATCCAGTGCGCCCTGGGCGTTCGTCTTGTCCCGCGCCGCCTTGCGAATGTCGGCCGGGCTGATCTCCTTGGCGTGGTAGTAGGTCCCGCTGAAGGGTCCTGCGCCCTTCACTTGCGTCCGCGCCAAGTTCTCGGCATTGGCCGGCTTGAACTCGGATGCGGCAGGAACGTGAACGTAGGGATGCTCGCCTTTAACCACGGCATCTGTCCAGCGCTGCAATTCCTCTCGGCTCTGGCCCGGCGCGATCGGTTCGCCCATCATGCCGGCTTGCGCGTGATCTTCCTGCCGATGAGCCCGGCGCTGAATCTCTTGCTCGACCAGCCGCTTACGCACTCCAGCCGTAACCGTCGCCGTTCTGCGAATCAGCGCGTCAAGCTGTTCCGCGGTCGTTTCCATTGGGGCCGCTGCCAGCACCACAGCAGCCTTCTGAGTTGCAGGCGTATCAGGGATTTCCACTGGCTGTTCGAGTCCTGTGGACTTCTCGGCTGGCTTCTTCGTCTCGGGCGAAATTGCTTGATCACGTTCCTCCTGGGCTTGCTTGGCGCTCTCCTGGCGCTCCTGGATGGCTTGCTGTTGCTTCTCCTGCACCGCCTTGGCCTGTTCGGTCTGCCGGTCTACCTCATCGTTGATGATGCCTACAGCAGTCGTCTGAGCAGCCTTCTGGCTGTCTACGTTGACCACTTTGCCATCAGGACCGATGGCCGTCTTCTGGCCAAAGAGCCACTTGGCGAGGTTGCCGGTAGCTTCGAGGATGGCATGGGGGCGCAGCGCGGGGGGCAATGCCTGGATCGCTGCTCCTGTGTGATTTACCGTGTCCTGCGTCAGAATCCCTTGGTCTATTCCGGCAGGAGGAGGAATCTGCTTTGAACCAACTTCTCCGGGCTTTGGTGCTGGGGGCGGCGGCGGCGCGAGTCCTGCAATCTGGGCGGCCTGCTTATTGATGTTGGCAGCGCTGGCCGCAACTTCAGTGATCGTTTGCGATTGCGCTTTCTGCTGGATGGCAACAGGATCAGGTGGAGCGGGCGGCGCGGGGCGCGGCAGACCGGCCGACGCAAACATGCTGCCGACTACCTGCTGGGCTTGCGCAGGACTCGTAATCGGAATCGGTTTCCCATTCATTCCGAGGATGCTGCCCTTGGCGATGGCCTGCTTAATCGTCTGATCGTGCGCCTGGAGAGTGAGCTGGTCACGCATCTCTGGAGGCGCGTTTTGTACCAATCCTGCAATCTGCGAGACCAGCTTCGGGGTAACGACTCCCGCCGGGTCACTGGATTGCAGATAGAAGTTTGGAGCTGCGCCGCCATTGGGTGATGGCGCGGATGTAGCGCCGGGGGTAGACGTGGGTGATTCTGGACCACCACCCAACCCGGTTGTCGGCCCCTGGCTGCTGAAGTCCACGTTTGGATTGCTGCGCGGCTTGGCCCATCCAAATTTGAACGAACCCACCTGCCCGGCAACGCCCACCGCATCAGGACTCGTCGCGGCAACGCCTTTTACTTTTCCACCAAAAGCCTCAACCCCGGCACGCTGCGTATTTCCCTGCGTTTCCGTGAAGGCTTGAACGCCAGCCAGCTTCACCATCGTGTCGGGAATGAAGAACGCTGTGGTCTTGAAGAATTCTTGTTCGTTCGGCGTCGCGCCCATTTTGGCAGCAACGTCCTGCGCGGCATTTCCGGCAAGGATTCCTGCTCCATAAGAGATGGCAGCGCGGATTGGAGCTGCGGCGATTCCAACGGCCATCAGCGGCTTCGTTACGCCCATGGTGCCCGACAGGACTTGAGTCCCGCCAAGGGCAGCCTGATCTATCGGATTATGTTCTCGTCCCTTAGGACTTTGGGCATTCTCGTAACTCTCACCGAAATTAGTTAACCCTGCGCCGATCTGCTTGATGGCTCGGACAGGGTGATACTCGAACGCGCTGGTGTCCGACTGGCGCTGCTGGCGCGCCGTCTCTGATTCTGTCGGCTGGATGTTCAAGGCGCGCGATACGCCCGGCGCGTAGGTTTCAAGCGCTTCTCCAGGACCAGAGTTGGCAACCCATTCCCGTGCGCGCTCAAACATGCCCGGCGCAGGCGCGGCGCTAAGAGTCGCATTGTGCGGTCCTGCGCCTTGAGGTTGTGGCGTTGGCTTCTGCTGATTGGCGTAGGGATTGACAGGACCCTGCTGTTGCGGAGCGCCTTCAATCTCAACATCGGAAGAGGAAAGTGATGGCGTTTGGCTTCCACCGGAGGATGGAGGCGCGAGTTCTACATCTGCCGAGGACAGATTGACCGTCGAAGTGCCCATAAGCTATTGTGCTCCTTTGCCGGTCTTCAAATAGCTCTGCATCTTCTGCAAGATTTGAAGTTGTCTCGGTGAATACATGGTATTTCCAGATTCCTTTTGTCCTTGTCGCCCTTCACCTTCATTTGCAATCCATCCCCTTAGATATGCGTCATAGGTGGGGTTCCCGTGTGGTCCTTTGGACCCATTAACGTCATCCCACCATGTCTGGCGTTTCTGCTGGCGAGCGCTTTCCTGCGGAGTAAAGCTCTGCATGAACTGAGTGCGTAGACCATTCCAATATGGATCGCTAGACATCCCGTGCATGAGGTCTCCATAGACGGCCTGTTTCAGCGCGCCGGGATTATTCCTTAGTTTTGGGTCGTAGATTTCGAGAGCGTTCTTTCCAGGAGCAGGGTGTGGGAAGTCAGAAGTCCCCGCATCGTTGGACGACCAAAACTCTAAACCGCCACGTTCTTTTAGTCCGCGTTGCGCACGTTGACCGTTGGCAAACACCACAGATGTATTGTTCGAGTTGAAATTCTTGGCTAACCCAGGATTCTCACTCAGCACCTGTTGCAAAACGGGATGCACGGGAGCGGTTTGAGGAGCGCCGCTCCCTACTGAGGGTTTGGCGGTCCCAAGCCGCCTCCTGCTTGCTGTGCTCCAACAATCAATTTTCCCGTCTTAGGATTGAGCCCTTTGACCACCGCAGGCTTGCCATTGACCATGACGGTCTGGCCGGGCGTGAAGGTCTGGCCCTTGTACTGGAAGGCACCAGCTTGCTGCTGCGGGGCTTGTTGTGCCCGTGGAGCGGCTGGTGCCGGCGCGGCAGGACTCGCTACCCTCTGGCCGCCCCTGCTCCAAGTAAAGTCGGGATTGATTGTCATGTGCCCTGGGCCGCTCGGATCTACTCCGATCTTCTGCTCGAACGTGTCCTGTATCGACTGCATCTGTGTGGCTGCATCCTTGGGTGACAAGGTTCCCGCCTGCAGAGCAGTCTGTGCTGCTGTCATATCGTGCTGCTTGGCTTGTAGGATCACGTCCTTCTGGGCCTGGGTCATCCCCTGGTTCCTCGGTGCCACAGCGCTCCCATCCGGGTTCTCGCGGATGTTGATGTTGGTCCTGACGCTCGGCGTCACCTTGCCGCCGCTGGCGACGATGGCGCGCTGTTCAGGAGTGAGCTTCACTCCAGAGGCTTCGAGCGCCTTCAGAGTGGCTACTCCCTTTTGGGCCTGGGCATTCGCTACGTTCTGCGGCTGCTTCTCCCAGTTGGCAATCCACTTGTCAGGCGGCGGTACATTTTTGATGGTCCTGCCGTCGGCTGTCGTTCCGGTGCCCCCAGCGTAGGGGTTGTTCGGATCGTCGGGGGTGAATGCTGTGATCGCATTGCGCCGCGCCGCGGCCTGAGCTGCAAAGTTCCCTGCGCGTGCCGCATCCTGTTGGGCGATGATTCGGTTTCGGTAATCCGACTCAGCGATGCGCCCCTGCTGTTCGGCTGAGGCATTTGCTCTCTGAGTTGCCGCGTCCTGCGCCTGGTCAGCGCCGATCCTTGCTTGGATAGGGGCCTCATCACGTGCCCATTGTTCTCGCGCTCGGTTGGCAGGAGCTTCATTGACGGCTTCCGCGACCTTCATACCCTCCGCAGGATTACGCGAACCAAAAGCTACTGCTCCACCGGCAAGAGCTGCTCCCAGACGCCGCCAGCGACTCGGCTTGATGTTCTGCCCAGCCTCTTTGGCCTTCTGCACCTGCATGGCGGCGTAGTCGGCTGAGTGATCTGCAAACGGTGAGAGGGAAACAGCCGCAGGTGCAGTGATTGGCTTGTACGGATCTTCCGAACTGTCTACAGGTTGGCCAGAGACAGCATACTGCGCGGCTCCCGTGTCGCCATCTCCACCAACTTCAATACCAGAAAGGTCCTGCCCCTGGGTTTCAGGCTGCTCGGAAGATTGCCTATAGGCTGCTGCGTCATCCACCGGAACGACTTCAGGGGTACCCTGCTGTCCACCCGGTTCCGCAGGACTCGGAGTCTCGTTCTCTGAATCAGGTTCAACCGGGCCGCCAGAGAAGTCAGGAGCAGCACTCTGGGGAGTTTCTTCTTCTTCGTCTTGGCTAAAAAGTGCCATGCTTCAATCTCCCCTGTCTTAACCTTTTGATAAATATCCGCCGGCCGCTGTTCCTACTGCTCCAATTCCCGCATCGATCATGCCATTGGTCGCCTGCTCCTGAGCGTCGGCACCCTGCTGTGCAGTCGATAGAGCGCTGTTTTGCCCATTGAGAGAAGTCGAGTAGAGATTCGATTCCAGACTGGCTCCCGTAGCCTCATCGCCGAGAAGAGACTGTTTCTCGTTTTCCCATTTGCTCTCGTTCTCTGTATTGCGGGTGGCGTTGTAATCTGTCATATCCCGCTGGCCTGCTCGAGCATTCTCAGAAACGGTGCTTGCGAGGGCTGCGCTGTTCGTCCCAGTCCTGGCTACAGTTCCCTGCTCCTTCTGCTGCGCCGCAGTATTCGCTGAATTCATGGCGCCAGAAGTGTCGAGGTTTTGCTGGGTCAGATAGTCTTTGGACTGATAGGGATTGCCGGCAGAAAGCGTCGAATTGACATTGCTCAGGTAGTTGCTAACGTCTCCCGAAGCCGAGCTATACGAACTGGCCGCGTTGGTGCCGTTCGTCGTAGCTGCATCATCGGCTACTGCTGCTTGGTCTCCTGCGGCTGAACTCATTGGCGCTCCCGTCCGAGGGAAAGAGTAGCACGGGCTTACAGGTGGCGAGTCCACCGCGAAAAGGTGTCATCCCCGCACTTAAAGCCGAGCTTTTCCAGCAGCGGCCTCATGCGCTCCCGCAGTCCATGGTTTGTATTGATGATGGCCTGCTTGAATCCAATGCCTCTGAGCCACGCGTAGAGGTCTGCTTCGAGTCCTGCTGTTTCCTCGAAACCTGCTTCCGTGCAGGTGATCTTGCTGATTTCTACTATGGATTGGACATAGAGCGCATCGACGATCTTGCCGTGCTCATTTTCGGCCACCAGTGTCAACAGGACCGGAGGACTGAAAAGGCCGATCTGACTCTGCTTTTGATGGAGGAACCGCTCTGTCACGTTCCGCATCTTACGGATGCGCGGAAGATCATCCGGAACGGCCAACCTCCACGTCAGCCGTCCCGTCTTCTTGCTGTACCCTTTCCAGAACTCTGCAGGATTCAAATCAAGCTCCCCTTGATAGCCACCCATCCACTTGAAGTGTAGATGTAAAGAATCTTCGCAGATCCATCTACAAGTTGCTCTCCCAAATAACCAGGGGCAGTCGGTGCGCCAGAGGTTGTACCGGCAGAGGTTGACGTGACCAGCACGGATGCGGTGCTGTAGAAGGCCGGTACCGCCGTGCTGGCTGCTGCGATAGTGTGCGTGCCAGCCGTCACTGGAGGCGTGTAGACTCCATCTGCTGTGATGGTGCCGACTGTCGCGTTGCCGCCGACAATCCCATCCACTGACCAAGTGACCGTCTTCGTCGCATTTCCTGTCACGGTCGCAACGAACGTAATCGTTTGGTTGATGTTCAAGATGGAGCTGCTAGGCGTAATCGACACCGCCATACCTGTTGCTGGTGATTCTGCCGAGGGAGTGAAGGTCCAGGCAAAGGCAAACCAATTCACATTTCCACCCCAGCTATTACCCGCTCCATCGACGTAGATAAGCTGCGCTGTCGTATCAGCAATGTCGCAGTTGGAAATGGCGTGCAGAACATTGTCTCCTGAACCAGAGAAGCTGGCAGGAGTGGCGATCGAGAGCATCTGAGTTGAGTTGTATCCTGTCGGCAATCCGAAAGAGCTTCCGGCCGGAATAGAGCCTGACCCAAAAGCCACTTGATTGTTTCTGCCAAGATTGATGAGAACCCACTCCCCACCCTGTACGGCCACTGTCTCGCGGCCCGGCATCCATGCTATGGCTATCCAGTTTACCGACCCTGGCCAGACGTTACTGGCACTCCCAGTATCTGCGTAGGTGGCTTGGATTGTCAGGCCATTCAGTCCGCACTGATTGACGCCGTGGGCTCCGTTTCCTGTACCAGCCCCGCCATGAATCGAGCAGATGGAACGCATGTTGCTAGCATTTATCCAGGGCGCATCGGTTGGTGTGAAGATTGTTTCGCCGTTTGCTCCTGATCCCTGGCCAATGGCGAACTTGGATCCGCCTGGAAGCGTGATGACCGTCCATGCCGATAGCCCGTCAGGACTCACATAGGTCTTGAGAGCGCCAGATATTCCTGCTGCTTCAGGGGTGAAGGCGATGGCAATGAAGTTTGCATTTCCGCTGTAGGTGCTTTGAGGCCAATTGCGATCTCCGTACTTCATGTCCACGGTAGGAGGATAATCTGCAATTCCCGATGTGCCGCTGTTGGCAGCTTCTACCGTGATGGCACAGGATGCAATATCTGTCACTTGAGGAGGAAGCGCGTTAAATCCGTTGGGTCCCGCTAGCGCAACCATCGAGGATGAATAAAGCCCCTGCGGAACACCGAACGTTGCTCCATCCTCGGCGAATCCATCTCCTACACCAATCAGGACGCCACCGGGCAAGCTAAAGAGAGCCCACACAGAATTTGATTGAGTCTCCACAGTAACGGTCTCAACCAAAGACGACTGGCCAGAGTTCGCATCCTTCCACGAGTTCCAATTAACGCCGTCGTAAGTAGACCTGAATTGAACATACCAAGTTCCAGTTCCGAGTCCTGTCAATGTCCAGTATGTTTGCGTCTGACCTGTATCCCCTCCAAACGTTTGCGTATTCGAGTTGACGTTGAAAGCCCGGCTTGTCGACACGCGAATCTGATGATAGATCGGAGTGACTGACTGTACAGATGTTTTCGCTGTCGCATTCTGAGCGGACTGAGCTGCTTGGAGTTGACTTATAGCTGATTTTCCACCAGGATTCACAAGCTGTACGATATACGAACCATTCAGAAGGCTCACAGTTCCGGTGGCTTGCTTTGGCCGGGCAGCGGATGCGTTCGGTTGTCCCGCCGTAGTTCCTGCAACAGCAGTTGTCGATGTTACTGTCTGAGTTTGCGAAGACACTTGACTGAGAGAATCAAGGACTTCGCGCAGATCCTGATTCCCCTGACTAGCCGCTATCGTCTTCTGCTGCGAAATTGTTGGCGATCCCATTCTTTCTCCTAGCCCTCGTACTCTTGCCAATACTGCTCAGGCACCGCAGTGCTTACAGCTTAGTTAGCATTGTTGCTCGTGCAACTGTACGTTCCCGCGATAGTTCCGCTCACGGGAACATTCACGGTAAACCCCGTCGTGAGGGGAGATGTTGGGAACGGTTGCCCGGTGGCTGCTGAACTTGCCGAGGGAGGAACCGAGCAGCTCGTCGGGGCCGCGCTCATTGGGGTTGCAAATATCACCGCAGCAGACGTTGCGGCTGAAATAGACCATGTACCAGCACGCACTGGTATAGCCGCTGCTGGAGTAGTCCATACTTGCGAAGCTGAGCAGTACTGCGCTCCAGTTCCCCCCGCTGGGCAGGCGACTACCGGGTTGCCCCCAACATACTCACTCGCAAAACGCGCTACCCCATTCACGATGCTCCACGTTCCAGGCAGTACCAACCCGTATTGCGACGTTGCATACTGGCTAAAACTCTGAAGCTGAGTGGCAGTTAAAGCGCTTCCATAAGCCAACGTGTCCAAAATGTCACCGTTCCAAGGGCTGTTTCTATCTTGCCGCGCTCCGACCGTGATGCCATTTAAATATCCAGCCGCTGTCCCTTGCGCTCCTGTTGCGACTTGTACCCCATCAAGATAGAGAGTGCCTATTCCTGTGCTTGAGATCGTATAAGCAGCGACATGGACAGCATTATCGTCTGCGACTGTGGATGACAGACTTATGCTGTTATACCTTGCGTTGATGGATGTTGATGGATTGAAGTATATGGAGTTAGTCGCGGCACTAACATAATCATCAACCAAAAACCCACTAGCCCCAACGGTTTTTTTGTAAATTGTGATGATGGTGGTACCCGCCGTGAATGCGGTGCCGAACGGGCCTTGATACCCGGTCCCGCTTCCAGCCAATCTCAATGCTGGCTTGCCATTGTAAACATTCATCTGGCAGGTGGCCCCCGTACCCGTAAGTGTATTGCCGTTTCCGCTTGCATCGATGAGCGTTGTTGGTGTGGTGCCTGTCGTGGAGCATGTAGATGATGCCGGGTACCATGCCGCTGGACTATACGGCGGTGCGGTTTGTGGTCCGTTGGCGATGCCATAAGGGAAGGGGAGAACATTTGTTTGCCCAGAAATCCACCCAGCAACAAAAGCATCAGTAGCTAGGTTGTTGCTGGCATCGGTGACCATTTGGGTTACGGCTGTAGATCCGGAAGGCAAAGATTGTGGCGTGTTTGATGTGATTGTTTCAGGTGTAAAACTGGACGTATGAAAAGGAGTGGTTACTCCAGAGAAAAATGTGTTGGATACGCTTCCCGTGGCCGTGTAAATCTCATACCCGGTCTTCGCTCCGTAAATTTGATTATCGCTAGCGGAGAACTCTACGGGACAAGTGTGATCGCTCGATGAATCGCCTATATCCATACCCCGCGCAAACGGGCCATAGATATGATTCCCGCTTATCTTCCCACGCTGCGTTGAACCGGACGACGTGTGGCAACCAAAACCAATACCTCCAGAGCCAGCATCCGTGTTATCGGCGGCAGCATTTATGATGGCGTTGTTTAGTATTTGCACATCGTCACTGGCGCGCGTCAAGACTATTCCTCCGACCAGTCCAATTCCTCTAGCGTGAGCGCCAAATCCATTGCAGATGTTATCAGAAATAATTGCGTTTTCGGCATAGGAAATAATGCAACCATAGGTCTGCGCGTACGCGTCTGGAGTCTCAAAAACATTGTGAGTTACGGTGCAGTTTGTGCAACTCATTTCATACGCAGCATATTGAATATACTGCGATGTTCCTGGCGCTAACTGAACGGTGTTTCCTGAGAATATAAATCCATCGCCAGCGACATTAGACCAACCGCCAAATATAGCAGCCTTGGCTATTCCGGTATCAGCCCCCGATCCGGTAGTGCAAGTTGTCCCGTTCGTGGAAAAACTCACACTTGTTCCGCTAGTAGATGTTGTCGGCAGGTCTTTTCCGTTTAGACAGGTAAATGTGGAAAAACCTGACAGAGTGACATATTCTTTCGCCCAAAATGGAGTCGCCACTCCAAGAGTCAAAGTGATAGTGCCCGTTGATCCAGACCCCGAGATGACTACATTACTGACCGTCGGAGAGGCAGTTCCTGAGATTGTGCAGGTGGTCCCCATCACGGTTCCATTCAGGACAGAACCGAGTCCGGCAGAGCCCGAGTAAATACCAACGTTGCCACACGTGGCATCACCACCAACAGCTCGAAGATTGACGTCAGCCACGCGAAAATTTTTGATTACACCATCAGTGCTCCCAGTCCCACTAATAGGTAGAACCACGATGGCCAACGTGCCCATGTTTCCACCGATTACTTCGAAATTCTGCGATACGCCATTTCCGGGATTTCCCGAACCTCCAGCGGCAACTATTTCCATTCCGGCGCTACTTGTCCCGCCTAAGTTCATGCCATTGAACTTTCCTCCGTTGATGTTTATCGCACTCACGCAGCTGGGCATTGCGTTTATTGAATAGCAATTTACGACGGTAACCCCATTAAGAACAGTGTTGGTTGAACCTTGTAGGTCAAGCGTGGCTTGACCATAGTTATATATTGGGACATTGTTGTTATCGAGCTTACACCCCGCACCGATAGTGTCGTTTGTCCCGGTAATTACCATCACCGCACTTGACGCAGTCCCGTTGATCAGCACGGACCCCGGCTTGCAATCAATCATCACGTCGTTTTGTGAAAGAGCGATTGTTGATGTTATTGTTTCGCTGTAATCGGGAGGAAGAACATAGGTAGCGTTTGCGCCATAGGTGAGCAGAAATGATGCCAGCGTGCCTGCCGATTGCACCCCGCCCGGAAGTTGGATCACTTTGCCGATACGTGAAGCGGGAGCCGCGACGGTGCCCGGAAAAGTGTTTACCTGCCTAGTCCCACTCCCAGTCTGCGTGCCACCCGTGATGCTGAACCATGTTCCCGCACCACCGCTACCACCACCTAACGTATTTTGCCCAGTAATAAGATTCAGAAAGTTGATTGGCTGCGTCAAGGCTGATATTTGCGCACTGAGATCGATGGGGACTGTCACAGACAAGGAATAATTTACGGCCCATGGCGGTTGATAGGTAAGTATTTGCGTGCTCGTCGGATAGGAAATCGAGATTGCCCATCGAGTGCCAGATGGATTCGAGAGGATGTTATTCGGAACCAACTGGATTGAAAAGTGTCCTGTCGCATCCAGAGTCGCCTGAACCTGCTTGGCATTGAAAAGCTGACCATTCGGAGTAGATGCACTCGACACTGGGTAGCCTGCCGAGTTGACCAGATTAGCAGTCAGAGCCGCATTCGCATAGGGATTGCCGTTCGGGTCAGTGACCGTCGCCGTGACGGTCGAGTAGCTAACCTGGGCGAAAGACCCGGTTGCCGTTCCAAACATGACTGCCAGCAGGACAAGAATTTTGCGCATCTCGATCTCCTCGTTTATCCAGGGTTCCCTGGCCATGTTGGAATGACCATCAAATTTGACTTGTAGACCATCCACCATGCACCGGCTACTCCTCCATTATCCATCCCGACAGCCCAGCGTGTTGAATAGGACTGTGCGCCCTGAACTGGCATTGGGATATTGACCTGGGTGCGCTGGCCGGGAGTCAAGAGGATTGGCGTCAATGGCCCGGTGAGCAGATATGCGTTCTCCTGGTCATCGTAGGCCTTCACGTTCCAGAGTCCATTCCCAGTCCCCCACATCTGCGCGCCGATGAGCTTATCAGCGGTCAAAGCGTCTTTCTCTCCAAGCACTCCACGCCACTCCGCAAAATATCCGAGTTGAGTCCCGTCGTAGTCCTCGTCGAAGTATTGGTCTTCGACCACGTTCTTGATTGAGCCATCGGCCGCAAAGAAGAGCATCTGGTTCTCAACATTTACTCCAGCCAACTGGACAGCATTCTTGGACTTTTGCGGGATGTAGAGCGCGTCATTGAAGTTCAGCGTGTCCTGCGACCACTTGCGACCATCGGCTTTAGGTACCAACTTTCCGCTGCGAGTCTCGAACATGACAGGATCACCCGTACCAAAGTAATAATTCACGACTAGGCGGCAGTTGATTGTCGTCGAACCGTTGATAGGGCACAGGACATAAACGAGCCGCCTCACCTGATCGATCTTTACTTTGACGATGTGGCCATAGTCCCAATTGATCGTTTCCCAGGCTACTAGCTGTTCTCGGCTGATGAGAGTCGGATGCTGCCCGGCAAAGAGGTATAGTCCGCTTCGGTGAGCCCACACCGCAAACTCTGAATCGTCCTGTCCTGCTACGTCAATCGCTTGTGCTCCGACCGGCCCGTTTCCGCTCCATGATTGCCGTGGCGTCCATGTAGATGGATCACCTCCGTTCGTAATGACTTCGAATCCCGAGTTTTCCTTGAAGGAGTATCCAATGCCGCGGATTTCCCGGTAGCATACGGTCCTGTCGCCGTCATTCTCCGAGACCTGGAAGTTTCCGCCTGGCACGCGCACTGTCTCCGCATCGGTAATATCCGAGAAGAGATGGCCGCTCTGGTATCCCACTGATCCCGTGTAGACCGTGCGCTGGAGCGTCTTGGCAAAGTACACGTCCACCGATGGAGGGATCTGGATCTTGTTGAAGTAGTTCGTGACGCTCGACGCGCCCGGCAGATACGTGTCCGTGAAGTTGAACAGGGCCGTGGTCGATGTATTGTCCTCAACAATGGTCGCTGTAATCGTCACGTTGGGCTGGTTGAATCCCGGCGATTCAATGTCTGCCTGGGAAATCCATGTGAGAGGACCCGCCGCGCTGGCGCCGGCCACAGTCGATGCGACAATGCGGGAGTTCCAGTTGTAAGGTCCAATTGGCAGCCGCAGACACTGAATAGGCCATCCAGACTGAGTTACGTTCAAGGCGACAGGACCCGAGTTCGAGAATCCTGTCTGGTACATTGAGTTCGTCTGACCGAAAACTGTGAGATAGCGGACACCCGTATCCACGTTGCCAATCGTCGCCGTTGTGGCCGCCGTGCTCGTTGTGGAGAGCTGCACGCCTGTTGGGTAAGCCGAGATGGTAACGGTCGCTCCTGGGAGCACTGGCGCAGGATTCACCAGCGCGTAATAAGCGGCATCGATAATCTCGCTTGTCGTTGCGCTCGAATCTGGATCAATAAAGGCGTAGAGGTTAAATTCTGTGGCTCCATAGGTCGCACCAAGTGACCCGGTAACTGCCACATAGTCCGGTATAGCAGGAAGCGTCACAGAAAGATCTACAGGTCCGCCTGTTGTATTTTTCCAGGTCAATACACGCTTGGGATCAAGATTGCCTTTGACGTCAACCAGCGAGTTCACGCCTTCGCCAATCGTATTGAGCATCGTTGCTGCGAGGTACACCGTTGCACCGTCAGCAATCGGAGATGCTGCATCGGCCGTTGTCGATCCAAAAATAGGCACAGAGGCATCTGGCAGCCCTGAAATGAAAATAGGTGTGCATTCTTTCCATTTTGTGGTGTTGTCGTCAACGGTTCCATCGATCACCGTGGGCCATGCAGGCTGGCTAGCGGAATTCCCGCTCGTACCTGCCGTCGTGCATTGGTAGACGAAACCTGTTTGATCTTCAACCCATGTTCCCTGGCCTCCAGTCTGCCCAAACGTCTGGAACGTGGATGGGGAAACGACTTGGCCGACACGATAGTAGGTGTCTGGATTCCATGGCGCGGCGAATGGAAGGTCTGAAGCCGGGTAAAGCGTTGAATCGGCCGAATTGTAGATCAGGACAGGACCCTTGGGAAGAAGTAGGTCTGTCAAACCAATGAGGAAGTTATTGAATGCTTGCCCCATGGTGGGGTTGAGTCCTGCCGAGATCGTAATACCAGAATTGGTTGTGAAGTTGGCAGTGTTGAGGACCGCCATTGCGGACTGAATGAATGGTGGGCAGGAAAATAGTGATCCGGTCACCGATCCATACGCAAAGATCAGGATGGTCTCAACGGCTTGCAGGTTGAGCGTCCCTGGTTGAGCGGCGAGATACCGAAGCAGGCCGCCGCCCGTCAAGGAGTCGTTCTGGCCAAAGGTAAGTTGGGTCGAATGCCCAAAACGTGCGGCAACGGATCGCGCCGTGTACCGCACATTTTGAGCAACTTTCGCCAACCCGAGAGGCAGGTTCACTGAATCGTCATAGCTGCATGACGAGCCGTACCGCGGAATGACTATCGGCTTACTGCCTTCAAAGTTCACGATTCGCCCCTCAGACCAGGTTGAGTTAGATCCTGCCCTTGGGACCCTCGATGAACAGGATGAACACGCCAGCCAGAATTTCAGCCGGATAGGCTCCTGTTGCCAGTTCGGTGTTCTCCGCAGTGAAGATGCGCAGACGCCAGTTGTTCAAGGTTGTTCCCTGAACCAGTTGGGCCGTGCAGCCGGCTGGACAGGATATGACCGAGTACATAGTGATGGTTCCGGGATAGCCAACAGTCGCATCCGGCTGCGAAATAGTTGGTGTGATGGCCTGCAGGTTGACCGTATCGCCGCCGGGGATCGTCTCGACGAGGCTGGAAACTGTGATCGAGAGGACCTCAGCGCCCTTGTTCGTTGTGATCGACAAGACCCCGTTGGTGATTGTCCCGGTGTAGACCGAGCCGCTGGCCGTGCCGAGTGCGCCGTTGGTGAGCGCTAGAGCCAGAGCAACCGCAGCCGCTGTAGCCGTCGCAGCCGTAGCGCTGGTCAGGTTGGTGTAGGTCGCCATGTTGACGGCCTGAGTTCCCGCGCCGGTCCCGCCAGACGTCGAGAAGGTGACACTTCCGGAGAGAGCTGACCCAGTTATGAATCCTGCCGTGGGACCCTTCAGCGCTGCGCCGGCGGCCGACTGAGTGAACTGGGTTGTCGGGACTGCTGTCGTCGGGCCCTGGTAGTTGCCGCTGGGCGTGCCGATGAGGTAGAGCTTCTTTGTACGAAGCTCGTGATTGACTGTCTGTACTGTGAGAGCAAGCATGATGAAGCTCTTTCCTCCGGGTCGAATCCCCGGCCATGCCGAGTTGATCTCGACAATGGAAAGAGTAGCATTCATCAGATTGGAGCTACGTGAAGTTCTTGCCACCAGCCGCGATGGGATAGGCAGCGCCGCGCCGAGTCCCGCGGAAGTGGATCAACTGGGCCTGAGCGACCATCACCATGAGATTGCAGAGATTCTGCTTGTCCCGCGCCAGACTTCTTTCAAGCCGGGGAACCAATTTTCCCATGTTGTTGTTGAGGGAAGCGATCTCTAGAGCTACTTGGCGAGCGAGGATGAATCCCACGCCACGCATCACACTCTGCGCATTGTCCGAGTACACGTCGGCCAGCGCGTAGAAATAGACGCGAATCGTAACCGGTGTGTAGCTGGGAATCAACTGGATCGATCCCTGGGCCCATCGATACTGCCAGCAGCCGAGATTGTCGGCCTGCACATCATCAAGCTCGTCGACAGGATCAGATTGCAGGTAGGCGGTGTCCGGCTGTCCTTGGACCTTCCAGTCGATCCTCTTGGGTCGCAGGAACCACTCAAGCGGCATACCGGGTGCAAATTGAGGGGAAAGGTCCACCGGTGGGCAGGTCCCGTTGGCGCCGGGGGTGGCAGATGGCAGATCAATGATGGCGATCTGTTCTTGCTGCTGGATTCCGAGTCTTTCGAGGGTGATCTCAAAAGACTCGTTCTCCTGGTCGATGAATGGGAGGATGTACGCGCTTGAGAACCGAGCATTGGCCGGGTCGTCCAGCATGACACCGACGCGCTTTACGATCTGGCCAACAGTCAGAACTGCCATGGAGTTTCACCCCTCGTTGGGGAAAGAGTAGCATCAATCGAAGATGCGTTCGCGCTCCATGCGCCTCAGTGTCTGCTCTGGAGTCTCGCCGGGGAGCATTTCCCACGAGCAACCGACACATCCACCTTTCCATGACCCGCTGCGCTCTCCCACTTCATCGTTGAACGCAACATCTATGGTCTGGCGAGATTTCTCGAAGAGTCCTGCCCAGGTGAACCCTGTCGGGCGCCACGCTCTGCGATCGACAAATACCGTCGCCGTGCGCTCCTGCACTTCCCCGCGCTTGAGTTTGTACTGGTAGGAGAAAGTGAATTCTTCCCGTCCATCGCTGCCTTTTCCCTGCTCCCACGAGCCGATGAATGGAACCCATGATCCGTCGGCGCAGCGAACTTCGTGACGTTGGAAGACGCTTGAGAACCATGGCAGATTCCAGAATTTGCTGTGTTCATTCCAGTGGAAGTGAACCGCGTCGTCGCAGAGTGAAAAGCCATATTGCTGCCAATCGCGCTGCCATGCTTCCTGCTTTGATTTGGGGCGGAACGCGAAAGGGAAGTGGAGGAACAGATTCAACAACAGGAAGTGGAAATGCAGCATCCACGGCGAACCGTATTCTGCATCGTGGTCAAAGATGAAACAGAAGGCGAGGCCGAATCGCTTCCAACTGAATTCAAAGAATCCGGGGACTCGAAGTCCCCGGCTTTCTGATATGACGTGCATGAGTGTTTCCTCCTTTTGGCGGTTGGAGATTAAGGTCGGCTAACTACTCCTTTTCTGTCTTTTTTGCAGATTCCTTGGATTTTGGCGTCATGGCCTCTGCGACTGCCGTGGCAATCGCCGTGCCTGTCCGAGTGGCGTCAATGGCCTTGTACTGATCTTCTGCTTTCATCAGGCGCATCGCGCTCAGACTCTTGGGCTTGATACCGCCCTGCTTCAAGCGCGCTGCCTTCTCTTCGCAGGACTCGGCCACGTAGTCCGAGATGCCCATCTCTATCAAAGTCTTGCGGGAAAGGCGTTCCAGAGACTCATCCTCTTCCGTGATGGCGTTGATCTCGTAGGCCTTTCGTGGGTCCAGCACATATGGGCCGCGCAGACCGCCGCAACCTGGATTTGTGCAGGACACAGCGCCAGGCTCGCACCGGCGCGCGCACTGTGGGCAAGTTGGGGGCTTTGTGTCCAAATCGCGCTTTTTCTCGACCCAGTCTGGTAGGACCTGGATATGACCCAACTGAAAGAGCCGCTGTGCTGAAGCCTTCTCGGGATAGCCGGGACGCTCGTGCGCACGCTTGCTGAGGTCCATCGTAGTACCGCGGCTGAGGCGCTCAAACATCCATGCCACGCCGCTCTGTCGTTTGGCCTCCAGAGCCTCGCCGTAGGTCATGTTGTTGTGCTGCGGCTCCCGGCTCATGGACGCAAGCCACGTAGGATCTTCGAGCAACTCGGCCATCTTGCGATGAACCTCATCTTTGCTCATGCCATGCGTGCTGAAGTTTCCCTGGTAAACGAAAACTCCGGAGGGATTGGTCTTGCTGAAGTCCTCTGCCAACTGAATGGGAGCCCACTCGAAGGCTGTCGTAGGACTATCGACGTGCTGTTTTGTGTTGTCGATGAAGTATTCAGGGAAGACATAGAGCGCATACGGCTCTTTGTGCTGCGGCGGCTTGATGACGGCCGTCTTGAGCGGGAAGAGGTAGGAGTCGCTTCTCAGCTCGATCGGCAGGAAGCTGACCACGCCGGCCGCGATGGTTCCCAGGCTCCTGATGCGTCCCTTGACGCTGCGCTCACTGCGCTCGAATGCCGGATCCGTTTTCCGACCCATGGCCTTGTGATCGAGTGTCGGCAGAGTGACCGTCTCCCGATTGCCCTGGGCTGTCACCACGGTTACCGATGCCTCCGCGCCGATGCGGGGTCCGTTTTCGCTTCCCGCGAGATCGCGCTCGTGCGCTACATCGGCAGGAGTGGCCTGCTTGGTGATTGCGTTTCCGGTATAGCCTTTTGCTTTGAGATCGTTGACTTCCATTTGAAATGGTCCTCTCTTTGGCGGTTAGTTGCCGTAATGGCTGGTGAGTCCTGCGTGTTCGGCGGCCAGTGCGCGGGCGCGTCCGGCTTCAAGGTAGGTTGAGAAAAACGGCTGCATGGCGGTCATGTTGGCGGCCGAAGCGTTCCGGCGCCACTCTGCATCGGCGTTGTCCTGCTCCTCGCGGAAATCCCGGTTGCGCTTCAGGATGTACGTCTCTGGGGTCATTGACAGGACCTCAGCCTGCATCATGTCCCACATTTCAATGAGACGGTCCAAGAAGGGTCCTGTGGGAGCCTCGGGATAGGGCCTGAATCCCTCACCCATCACCGAAATGTATCCGCCGCGGTACGGGTATGGTCCGAGCTTTGGCAGGCTTGTACCCGGTACAACCTCGCTTGCCCACCACTGCGGTGTTCCAAAGTAGGCTGGCGGCATCCACCGTTCGAGAATCCAGCCTGGGAATGACGCGAACTCGGCATACTTGAGCCGACGGCGCATCTCCGTAACCTGGCGCTCAGCAATCGTGTTCGGCGTGAGGGATTTTCCGGTTTCGTCCGCTACAAGTGTCCCGCGGGACTCGACTGGAAGGTTTGGATCCCAATCACTCCATTCTCCTGCTGAGAACTGCCAGATGAAAGCTGAATGAACGAGGCGGTAAAGAGGGTAGCCCATAAAGCACTCGCCATGGCGTTGGCGAAGGTACTCGTTCGTTTCGACGTTCTCCGGGCCAGAGTAGGAGTCGAGTTCATTGTGGTCTGGCATGTTCTCCTTTTTCTGCTGAGCAAAATACTTGTTGCTCAGTGATGGTCGCAAGAGTCGCGATCCGAGCAAGTGCTTCTTCTCTTGAGCATTTGGTCTGCACCATAAGCGCTCCAATAAACGCGCACAGGAGAACATCGTATTTGTGTTGCAGATCATCCGGCATGAGCCAAGTCTATCAAATGGGCAAAAGGAAGCCAGTGGAACCCTTTCGGAATCCCACTGGCCACTTCAGTCATTGTTCAGCCGCTGGCTTTAGTAGCCGACGGGCTCGGGCAGACCGCTGATATAGCACTGGTTCTTCGGATTAGAGCAGAAGTGCTGCTCGGTGTCGAGCATAAACGATGCGAACGTCGCGGTGGGCAGTCCATTGGTTCCGGTCTGGGTGAAGATCGTCCGGCCCTGGTCATTGAACCAGAACGGGGAGTCGCCCCACTTGATCGAGTTCCAGGTTTCCCGATAGAGGAAGTCCACCCGGCTCATGTTTGCGTGGATGTTCATGAGGAACGGGTTGCCGGCGGCCTTCATATCGCCTGAGGTCAGCAGATCGAATCCAGATCCGACGTTGCCATCCGTGCGCATGAAGTTGGTCAGCGACAGGCCACTCTGCTCGTAAACAGCCTTCTGGCTCAAGTGCATGTGCATCTTGAACTTTCCGCTGGTCACTGCCTCTTCGCCAATGGCCTGGATGATCTGATCAAGGCCGAGACGGAAGAGAGGCGGGGTCAAGCTGGAGCCGCCGGCTGCCACGCCATTGGACAGAATGAAGTTGTTGGCCGCTTGGGTCCTGTCGATGCCGATAGTCAGGCCGGTCGAGGAATTGTTGTTCCAATAGGGCAGCCCATAGACGAACGACGGAGAGCCGGAAACGAGTCCGCCAAAGCGAATCACGTTGCCCTGAGCGCCGTAGGCTGTATCAACGGTCAGAATCTGCGAACCACCCAGCGCGTCCTGTACCGCGGTGACACTGGACGTGTTGACGTAGTTCAGGCCGTTGTAAATGTCGATGTTGTTGCCGATGCCGAAGTTGCGCGCGCCGAAGTCTGCGGAACTTAGGGTATAGGTACCGCCGGCGCCCAGAGTCACGGCCGAGATGGTTGCCCAGTAGCCAGTTCCATCGCCGTTGCACAAAGCCTCATCACGGGTGATGGCAAGCTGGTCAACCGCATCCGTCATGGTCTTGTCGACCACGTTGGCCACGGCCAGGGTGTCACTCGAAGTGGTGAGGGACGCCAACTGGGTCCAGCCAACAGACACAGCGTAGGCGACGGGCTGCATAAAGCCTTCCTGCCAGGCCGGCGAACCGGGACCGGGGAAGTTGGCCGAGCCGTCCAGATAGACCGCCGACCGAACGCCGGGGAGCGCATTCTGGAACGTCACACGATAGGTATGCTCGGAAACCTTCTGGGCCTTCGCGCCGCCCTTGAGGAACTTGTCGAGGGAGTGGTCCTTTTCCACCAGCAACTGAGGCTGGTTCCAGACACCTTCCAACATTACTGCCGCTGCTCCAACCGCTGCTTGAAGAGCTGCCATGGTTCTAACTCGCTTCTCCGGGTCCTGTCCCGGTGGTGATCGTCAATCCTATGTACGCAACGCGGGATAGATTTAGGCTGCAATTCTACGAGATTTCGCATGGGCAAGCATCATGCCGATACGAACTTCCGCTTCACCGCTGGGTTCCCTGCCACCATTGGCCGCCTTGAACGCTTCGACTGCGCGCGCTTGCTGCTGCGCGGCATCTCCACTTCCAACGGCTGCTGGTGCCGGTGCCCGGCCTCCACCTACCTCGCTACGGGCTGCTTGCTCCCGTGCGGCCTGCGCTGCTGCGCGTTCCTCGGCTTTCTTGCCAATCGAAACCCCCGCTTCCTTGAAGATCGGTCTTGCGATCGTCACAAGTTTTTCGCGGGTGAACTGAGCGGCCAAAGCGACTTCTTTCTGCCGTCTTGCCGCGCTCAGAGGTTCCTGCCGGATGCGGTCGAGGCGAGTGTAATATGCCGTCGACCTGGGATCGCCACGCTTCAATGCCGCTGTAAACTCTGCATTGATCTGCCCTTCAACCGCCTTATGTTCAAGGGGGCTTAGGGCTGTGGCATGTCCCATCAGTCCAGTGAGAGCGGTTGTGAACTGCGAGAGCGACTCGCCGTCTACCGCCGACTGGTGCTGTTTGTACGCTTCCTGGCTGGCTTTTTGACGATCGGCTGCGATTTGCTGCCGTTCCGTCGCGAGTTGCGCTTTTTCGGCAAGAAGTCCAGCGTCCTGTGACTGGTCTTGATCCGCGGTGGAGGGCCGCAATCCTACACTCTCCATGACCAAATCCCAAGCTGCGCTCACGTTCTCGTCGTTCAGTGCTTCTACTTTCTGGGTGATCTTGAGGTTGATGTGACGGTTCCCGATCTGGTTAAAGAACTTCCCAGGTGTGCCGTCATTAAGGACATCCCCGTTGGCATCCTTGCGGATGCTGCCGTCCTCATTTCGCAGAGCAGCACCTTCAATCAGCTTTCTTACAAAGGCGTCTGTTCCTTTTTCCGGGTCACGGGAAATCTGGCTGTAGGCTTCCGCGAATGAGGCGTGCTCGTTGGCCGTATCGGCGGTGACCTTGGCCTCTTCCGGTGAGGAGAAAATCTGCTCATAGGGAGCCAAGCGCTCGGCGATGCGGGCGTTGGCCAGAATCTCATTCCTGAGTTCAGCGGGGAGAGCTGCCTTCAAAGCAGGATCGACATCGAGCTTGGCAGCGAGGTCGCGGGCTCCGACAGGACTCTCTTCGTCAAAGGAGTAGTCCTCAGATTCCTGCGCGGCTGGCGTTTCGGTCTCGCCCTCAGCTTTCGGTGTCTCGGCTGCCGGTGTTTCCACTGCCGGGGTCTCAACGGGATTCGGCTGCTCGACTACGGGCTCAGGCGTTTTCTCGCCTTGGCTCTTGGAGTAGGCGTCCACCATGGCCTGCTGCCGGGCATCGCTATCGAGTACAGGCGATGCGGCAGGAGTCGACGGCGTAGCGGCTGGAGAGGGGGTTACAGGAGTCGATGCGGCGGCAGGACTCGAAACGGGTGACGGCGATGCGGCGGCGGGTGTGGATGCCGGGGCGGCGGCAGGGGCGGCGGTGATCGGACTGGCTGGGGTGCTCATCGAGAAAAAGAGTAGCACGGACCTTTGATCTAGCTCCCCTGCTGCCCCGGCGCTCCCTGCCCCGCCCCGTTCTTCGCTCCCTTGTTTGCCTGAGCCTGCATCGTGAGCGCATTGGCTGCAGCGGCCTCCTTCGCCATCTGTGAACTGATGGTGAGATAAGCCAGCACGTTGCCGTAGCCTTTTGGATTCGTTTCCTGCTGCTCCCAATTGGCGAGCAACCACGATTTTGCCTCACTTGCGCAAATGGCCGGGTCATCCACATTCGACTCAGGAATGATCGACGGAACCACGACAGGCGGTCCCTGAGGATTCGCTGGGTTCGGTTGCGCAACAGGACCATTGGGGTCCTGCGCCAGCCGGTGAATGATCTTCTCGATCTTGGACAACTGCGCATCGAGCGGCAACTTGATCTCTGGCGGCAAGAGGTATTGCGCCATGACGCGCTGGATCTTCGGATCGGCAAGCATCTGAGCCACGATCGGCATCTTCTGGTTTTCAGCCAGGAGCTGCATGAGTCGGGCCTGAATCTCTTGGTAGGTTGCCGGGAATCCTGCATCCGACTCGGGATAGGTGAAGAAGTCGCCAGAGAGTTCCGCTTTGAGCATCCTGATCGTCTTCCAGGAGTTCTGCGTCTCGCCCTCTTCGACGATCTTGATTTCCTCGTCCATGTTCTGGACAGAGCACTTCACCGAGAGCCGCGCCGCGTCCGCATCCTCGCCGCGCATCTGGTCGATGTACTGCTTCAGTCTACCGAGAGCTGTATTGAGAGCTTGCTCCTGCCCGGCTGCTGTCTCGACATGCTTGTCTGATCCGCCAAACACCTGGGGCATCACTCCGCATAGGAACTGGGCACGGGTGGTTAGGTTGTCGGCGTACTTCCAGATTTCAGGGTCAGGCTGGAAAGTGAAGTGGTGGAACAGGTCAGACATGGGCGTGCGCTGGCCGGTCTCTTCGTCGGTCCTGCTGACGCCTGTAAGGTTGCCCGGTGTCGCAATCTTGTTCTGCAGGGCATTGCCGTCGATGGCATCTGCGTCGAAGAATCCCGCACCGAAAGCGATGCGGTCGGCATAGGCTTCAATCTTATTGACGATCTTGGTGACGCGCTCCTGCACGTCCAGAACGACTTTGCCGGCGGCGAATGGGTAGGCTCCCAGGCCTTTGATTGTTCCGCACCATGTCCAGTGATCCTCTTTGGCCTCATTCACGGCATCGAGGAAAGTGTCTTGGCCACACAGGACCAGCTTGCAGCCTTTCGGATACCGGGCGGCCAGCTCCTTAGCCAGCGTCTCGTCTTCAAGTTCATTGAAGGCCACGACGTCGATCCAGCATCTGCTGTACGTGACCAGTCCGTCTGTGGTGATGACGCGCGCGTTGGATCCAGGCGTCGTCTGCTGCTGGCGCCCACGCTTCGCCGCATCCCCGTCTACCGCGGAATCGCTGCCCATCGTCGCGGCAATGGCGGAATACATGGCAGGATAAGCTGCTCTGACTTTGGCGGCCGACAGCTCGATGGTGTAGTCAAGAATTTCTGTGTCGGCAATGGGGTCATCAAGAGCGTCTGGATTCACGTCAACCATCAGGCCGTTGGCGATCGTGAAGGCCGTCATTCCGTTTGCCTGCTCAATCTCGCCTACCTTGACAGGAAGATCGAGCAAATCCCCTTCAAACCAATCCTTCTGATTGAGGGGTGCTCCGCAGTTGGAGCATACCGGGTGTGATGAAAAAGGTGTGATTCCTGCGTCTGGATTGAACTTTCCACAGTTCGAGCAAATATAACCGTCTGGAGTAACTTTCGTCGGCTTCGTCTCATATTGAGGCGTGAACGATGTGCCGGCTTTCTTCTGGTCGATGGTGTACCGCGTGTACCGAAAGAATCCGCCGCAGGTCCAAAGATAGAGCAGCTTCAACTGGTGCAGAGATGCGATCTTGTTCTTGCGCTCATTGAACGCCTGGATGGTTGATGCCTTGTTGGCGATCTCCAGATCCTGATAATCCTCTGCATTTGCCGGCTGGTACCGCACTTTTCCCAAATCCACCATCAGGGCCGCGATGAAGATCATCATGAACGTCTGGTAGATGTTGTCGTTGTGTGCGTATAGGTCCGGATCTTCCCCTTGTCCAAGGAATCCTGCCATGAGCTGATTGATCGTGTCGAGGGCGGCCGACTGGTCGTTGAGCAGGGCAAACGTGCTGCCACGGATTGCTTCGAAGGCTCGTGTGGCTTCTGAGACGAATCTCCTGCGCTTTGGCTGATACCGCTGTTTGAATGTCGTCCGCAGTTCGATCAGCGCGGCTTGGCATCTCTGGTCGAGTTCCGCATTGGCGGCAACCTCTTCGCCCGTAAGCTCCTGGGGAGCGTCTGCGGTTGGGTCGGAACTTTGCGCAGGACTCGCGCCTGAACCACTGGCGTTCAGTTGCTGCATTGCGCTCTGCGGGGCCGCTGCGGTCGCCATCTGTCTACGCTCTCTCTGCTTGTTCGATTCGGGCTAAGATTTCGGGAGGAACTGGCTTTGTTGGCTGTTTTGTCTCCAGTGTCCCAACAGTGCCGATTTGTGGGGTCCTGCCGGCTACCTCTTGCGCTCTTGAAATCTGGCCTCTGACCCGCTGGACCCACTGAGAGAGTTCAATCGGCGTAAGCTGCCTGCCAAACTCCTGTGCAGCCAGTTCAGCCATGACAAAGGGATTGTTCGGATCGACATTCGCCCAATCGACTTCCTGGGGTTCCTTGTGTACGGCAGGACTCGGCGCGTTCGCTTTCCTATGCCGCACGACTGCCGGCTGGACAAGTGCAAAGTTTTCGGGGAGATTCACGGAAACAGAGACAGGTTCTGCGAGCCGTTCGGCCAGGACAGCGTTCTGCGCCTCAAGCGAGAGGATCAGAGCATCCTTGGCCGCGACGACTTCCTGATGATGTTCGCGGCTTATCCAGGGCAGTTTCACGTTTATGGCCACTCGCTGACGCGTACTTTGGTGTCGGCGCCCATTGACTCGACTTGGCAATAGACCGTGGCCGCGCCGCCGCCGTTGTTGTAGTTGGCCGGAACTCCCTCAATTGGACCACGCCCAATATGGGTTTTGTCGCCGATGGTGATTGGCTGCTGGGCAGGAGGATATTCAGAGACGCTGCCATTCGGCCAGGTTACTTTGAGTCCTGCGGCAGATCCGGACCCGTCTTCCGCGATCTCGACATAGCTGGAGAAGGCTTTGGCGATCAGGTTGACCTGGGCCGCGCTTGTGACAACTTGTGGGGCTTGAACGAGGGGACCGTAGGCCATTACCGACCTCCTGCGAATGGATTACCGCCAGAAGCGGGCGGCTGATCGTCGGCGTCATTGTCGCTGGAGAACGGAGACTTTCCCGCGGGGGCTGCTGGGGCGGACGCGGCCGCAGGGGATGCCATAACCTGCTGAGCGCTCCGCTGTGCTTCAGGACCATGCTTACCGGCTGCGGCGTCCATCATGTGCTGGTGGAGCTTTGCCGGGTGCATCTTGGCGATGGCTACGCGGTGTTCGCTCTCGGAATCGCCTTTGTCACCCAGCTTCTCGCGCGCCTTGGCTTTAATCTTGGCCTCTTCTTCCGGAGAGATGTTGCCAGCGTGCTCAGAACGGGTTGCGCCGCTGATCGCCATCCGGGCATGAGTCGCATCGTTTACTGGGAAGCTCTTTCCGGGTCCTGCGAAGTCCTTGCTTGGCATACCCCGGCGATCTGCTGCATTCAGTACGGCCATGATGGTTCCCCTTCGAGGAAAAGAGTAGCACGGGCCAAAGGAAAAGGGCCCCAAAAGGCCCTCATCCTGCTCTGACGTTCGTACTCCTTTCTTATCCGATGTTTTCTTCTGTCAAAACTGTTTCCGGCCTGAGTCCGGACCACTGGCAAACATGGGTAAGGTACGACGAGACATCGTTCTCGACAGGCGGTGCCCATTTGTTGAGCGCAGCCTGTACGGTGAGGCCGACATATGCCGAACGGAGTAGCGCGCGCATGGCGGCATATCCTGCTTCCGGCGTGGGAAAGATGGCAAATCGCGGATCGCCCCCAGTAGCGCCGTGTGCCTGGGTGAACTTTCCCCACTCAATGTCGCCGGGGTTGTTACAGCGTTCGGGGCGACTTCCTTTGATCAGAAATCCCTCTTGTCTCGCAATTGCTTCCATGAAACTGAGCATGTGCCTCCAGTGCGATGTTCATCTTGCTGAGCAATTCAAGATCGGCGCGGGTCATATCCAAGATCGGATACCACTCCAGTACGCGGTACAGGAGCACGCTGTGCGGTTTCCCGTCGCCAAGATCGACCGTTGCGTAGAAGGCCCGCATTCGCCCTCCTGAAAAAACGGGCGGCGGCATTGCGCCCACCGCCCAGTTGCCTTGTGACTTACCGAAACTTTACCACAATCCGAGCGCCTTATTTCCTGCCTTGACGCCGAATTCCGCAAAAGGCCCAGCTTTTTTCCACCACGGGACCGGGGCGAAGTAGCGCCGCGTGAGATCGTCGCCCACGCGTTGCCCATCGTCAGTGAGAGCGTCCACATGGCCGGTGATACCCGCCAGGTTGTCGAGCAGTTCGCCCACCGCCTTGCGCTTGAGCGTGTCATTCAGCGTGTCGGTTGTTGCTTGGAGTGACGCGCCGTTCGCCGTGAGCTGCGCCAGTAGAGGCTGTGCAGCTTTGATGGTGCGTTGGCCCTCTGCCAGCGTTCCGGTAGCGGCTCCGAGGGTTCCCGTGGCGGCGTTGGCCGTTCCCGCGACGGCATCTATGGCTGTGCCGCTCTTCCCGGCCAGGGTGTGGAAATCGGCGAACAGTTGCGCTCCGTAGGCGTCGTACACTCCAAGCTGATGTTCTTCGTGGATCGCGACCTTGTTCGCCGCGTCGATTGTCAGCCGCGTCTGAAGTAGCGTGCTATCGATTTCATGCAGCGTGCCCCATTTTGGATTGTTAACCGTGTCCAGAGCAACGTTGAACTTTCCGAGCGTATCCGCTGGTTTTGCCGCGCCCCAGTTATCCACCGCTACAACGACGTGGGGATAGAGATTCCATCCAGCCAGCACGAGCAGTCCCAGCACGATCAGGTGCGGGAGGCTTGGACCCATCAGCCAGCGGATTAGGATGCGCTTATTCATGAGCTAGCCCTTCAACAGCATTCGCAGGAGACTCAAGCGCAGTTCTCTGCTAATTCTGCGCATTTCAGGGGCAACGTTTGGATAGAGGCGATGGTATTCTACAACGCTGATTCTTTTCATAATTCCTCACTTGAAAAGATGGCCGCTCCTGTCAATGGAAGCGGCCCCGTATGAATTGATGCAGTGAACTAGAGTTTGATGTTGAGCGCTTCGAAGTCGGCCACAACCGTCTTCTCGCCAGCGATGAAGTCCTTAACAACGGTCTGAACGAGGCTGATGGTTGTTTCGCTCAGAGTGACGGAGCTCGCCACGTTGCCTGTGCTAGCGGCGGCGGCGGCCTTCTCGGCGGCAGCGATGGTCTTCACCACATCGTAGAAAACAGCCATAGATGCGGCAATGACCGGGCCGGAAAGGGCCCCGTAGATCTTCTGGAGGGTCTTCGCGCCGTTGACGATGTTGGTCAAAAAGGTTCCGATTTTGGTTCCTGCGGATTCAAGTGTGCTGAGAAAAGACATGTCTTGCGCCTCCTTGGCGCTCTGTTGCAGTACGACTACCGGTTGCGCGACCGGAGCGGGTTGGCTTGCAAGTGTGCCCGTAGGCCGGTTGGGATCGAGCACGACGACTTGATGCGGTGCCGGGGAGGGT